GCACCCACTTCAGTTGGTGGTAGTTTCTCGTGCAGCGACCAGCAGCTCACCACACTTGAAGGTGCACCCACTTCAGTTGGTGGTGATTTCTTGTGCCACAACAACCAGCTCACCACACTTGAAGGTGCACCCACTTCAGTTGGTGGTAGTTTATTGTGCCACATCAACCAGCTTACCACACTTGAAGGTGCACCCACTTCAGTTGGTGGTGATTTCTGGTGCTACACCAACCAGCTCACTACACTTAAAGGAATGCCAACTGTACCTGGAATCTTACATCTCTCCTATAGCCCCACTTTGCCACTGCTTCGTTGTTTGCTCGCAAAAGAGATTCAACTGTATCCTGAGAATGGGAAGCACAAAACAGCTGAAGAAATTCTCAATCGATACGCAGGGCAAGGCAAACGAGCCCTATTTGATTGCCAAAAAGAATTGGAAGATGAAGGTTTTGAAGGGAATGCCAGATGGTAATCAAAAAAGAAGTAATGGCTTTGTTGAAAGCTAATTTCAAAACAACTGGTTCAATAACCATTGACGATAAGGGATTGGTTAGTTGTACAGGTATGGTAACTCCTAAAAAGAAGTTGAAGAGATTGCCTGTTGCTTTTGATAAGGTTGGTGGTAATTTCTGGTGCCACAACAACCAGCTCACTACACTTGAAGGTGCACCCACTTCAGTTGGTGGTAATTTCTGGTGCGACAACAACCAGCTCACTACACTTGAAGGTGCACCCACTTCAGTTGGTGGTAGTTTCTTGTGCTACAGCAACCAGCTCACCACACTTGAAGGTGCACCCACTTCAGTTGGTGGTGATTTCTACTGCGACAACAACCAGCTCACCACACTTGAAGGTGCACCCACTTCAGTTGGTGGTAATTTCTGGTGCAAAAAAAACCAGCTCACCGCACTTGAAGGCTTGCCAACCATACCTGGAATCTTACATCTCTCCTATAGCTCCACTTTGCCACTGCTTCGTTGTTTGCTCGCAAAAGAGATTCAACTGTATCCTGAGAATGGGAAGCACAAAACAGCTGAAAGCATTTTGAACAAATATGCTGGACAAGGCAAACGAGCAATGTTTGATTGCCAAAAAGAATTGGAAGATGCAGGATTTGAAGGAAATGCAAAATGGTAATTTGTGCACTGCAACAATTTCCTGTTAAATAGCCAAAAACAGGAGAACTATTATGTTTTTGGAAAAAATTCGTCAATGGTGGCACTATTATTGCATGACCAATGAGGAACGCTATCTGAGTGAAGCTGTTGATGTTGTTGACTTTGAGTGCCGATTGAAAAGGGTTGAAACTCAACGTCATCAAAAAATTCACATGCCTATTTGAAAGGGTTTGACGTAACCTCTGCCCTCAGCTAGAATTTGCTACAACAAAACGCTGATAGGGACAACGAGATGAAATTGAATCTGCGCAAGGCTGCTGCTGTGCAAAACAGCATTCGAGCTGCTATCAGTGAGCGTCAATCACAGCTTACTGGCGAACTAACTATGGAACTTTGGTCAGTAAATGATGAGATGCTGGCAATTGCTCGTGGTGCGCAACTGCGTGCAATTGATGAGATTGATCGTCTTGAGTCAACACTCGCAAACATCCGAGAGCAAGTGGGTGCAGCCAATGTAAAGTGCAGTGTTAGTAAACTGCTATGTGAGCAGGCTGTAGTAGCTGCTCAGATTTCGCGGTTCTCCCGGCTGGTGAAGAGCACTCCTGTTCCCAGCAGCACACACCTGGCAGAGCGTGCCAAAAGCATCTCGGTTGCCAATGAGAAAAGCTCTTACCGAATCACCGAAAGCTTTTCTGTTGGTGTGTTCAGCCTTACCGACATTGAGAAGTTCAACACTCAGCTGGTAACACTGCGTCGCAGGCAGACAGCTATTGGTGAAGAGCTTATCACTGCTAACATCTCTACTGAAATCAATATTCGAGACCAAGACTGGACATGGCTTGAGTCTCTAGGTATTGTGTAGGCCCACAAAGCCTGCACAATCAGGTCACAAGTGAAGGAAAAAACAAGACATTATCATTGACAGGATGGATAACATCCTCCAGGGCTAAACCCATTGCTCAGCACGTTTTCGGTATGCCTCACGGGCTCCATTTGTTTTTTGTTGTGCTGCTATATTGGGATTGTGTTTTGCAGTTTGTTGGTTGTCGTTTGTTCTTTGTTAGAGTCTCTGTTTGATCTTGAGTTTGTGACCTGTTTCTTCTTTTGAAAGACATTCTTATGAAATTTGCCCTTATCTCTGACATCCACATTGACCACAGTGGGTGGGATTGGCAACTTCTTGACAAAGTTGACTCTGCTACTCCACTTGTGGTGTGTGGCGACATTGAAAATGATGTTCGCGCTGGAAGCCGGTGGCTGCGCGAAGCTGGGCAGCGATTTGAACATGTGATTTGGGTGGCCGGCAACCATTGCATGTACAACCTAGGATTTCATTCCACTCGACTGAGTGACCCAGAGTTTGACGCTCAGTATCCCTATCCGCGCACTGTTGAGGAAATCTACGACCACTACAGCCGATATAGCAAGGCACATAATGTCTCCTTTCTGCATAGAGGCAGTGTTGTGGTCAACGGTGTGAAGTTTGTGGGTGCTACTGGTTGGCATGATTTCCAAGCTGGTAGCCCATTTGACTTTGAGCAGCAATCCTCAGCTTACCTACATTACATGAATGATGCTCGCTATATCCAGTGGGGCACAGAATACAAGGTGCAAGCAATTGTAGACTCTGCAAAAGCGGATGCTGAGTATATCCAAAACGCTGTAACCAACTCAGCACACCATGTGGTGGTAATGACGCATCATGCACCTAATCGAGTGCTGCTGAAGTATAATCCAAACCCCAGGTGGGTTATGCTAAATGGCAGTTATGCAAACACACTCTTGGAACCCATCACCAACTCAAACATTCGCGCTTGGTGCTTTGGTCACACACATGACCGTCAAGACCGAGTGCTAAATGGTGTTCGCTACATCAACAATGCTCGAGGCTATCCTGGTGAAAACCCTGGTTGGACTCCAGTGGAAATTGAAATTGATATTTGACACAACACTATTTGTCATCTATCCTTAAAAGGAAGAATGCTTACAGCAAAGTTTATGCAATTGGAAAAGTGCAAAAACAGCATTCTGTTTACGGGCTTGAGGATTTGGTTCAGCAAACCTTTGGATAACGTTTTGTTTATCAAAACCAGTGGTTCAATTCCACATCCAAATCCGTGCCCACCACAAAGGATCTCTTCCGCAAACTTAAAATCGCATCATGTGTGATACAAAGGAGATCCTGTGACTACTCAAATAAATGCACAATACATCAGCTATCAAACATATCGTTGGTTAAGCCCCTTGATCTACGAGATCATTGCAGAAGTCTCGGCTCAGAACATTGATATAGCTCAAGACGTAGTAAATGACAAGTTTGTAATCTTTTTTGAAGTAGAGAACACTAGATACACGCTGCCAATCTACAATAACCGACTGCAAGGCTTTCCTCTTGATTTGAAAGATGACAGTTTCCAAGAATTGATTGCTGAAATCAAGCTGCGACATTTTTGACACAACCCTGTTTACAGGGTATAGTTCACTACACATATGCATGAGGAAATTTTGCATGAGCTTTGCAGCAGCCGTTGATCTCACCCACTCAGAAACAGCCAATGGCATGCCCACCAATGCAACAACCAACAATCCTGTATTGGATCTCTTTGCTGTCATCGGCAGCAGTCGAGGCAAAAATCTGTCTACTCAATTTTCTGCTGCATTCAGTTGTGATACACTGCTGACAGTGAAAACCCTGTTTTGGGCACGTGATGCACGCGGTGGTGCTGGTGAACGCGATATTTTCCGGAAATTGTTCAACCAACTGTGTGAGAAGGATCCAGAGCTGGCAATTCGCTTGCTCACATTGATCCCTGAGTTTGGTAGATATGACGACTTACTCAGTATTGCTCATCCACTAGTGCAACAGGTTGCACTAGCATATTATGCTGATGAGCTGCACAAAGGCAAGGCACTAGCAGCCAAATATGCCCCGCGCCAAGGACAACTAGCCAATCGCTTGCGCAAACTCTTGGGAATCAAAACTCCCAAAGAATATCGCCAGTTAGTGGTTAACCAATGTCACACAGTGGAACAACAGATGTGTGCGCGACAATGGCACAACATTCACTATAGCCAATTGCCTTCTGTAGCCAGTGCTCGCTATCAAAAGGCTTTTTTGAAAAATGATCCAGCACGCTACAACCTTTGGAAAGAGGGTTTGAAAACTGGTGTTGCCCGTGTGAACAGCTCCGTTCTCTTTCCCTACGATGTGTTGAAGAGCATGCGTAATGGCGATGCAGAAGTTGCGCAAGCTCAATGGGACAGCCTACCAAATCTGTTGGGTGAGGACAACATCCTTCCAATGGTTGACACCTCTGGTAGCATGAGTAGTGCTGTTGGCGGCAACTCCAAACTCTCCTGTATGGAGGTGGCCTTGAGTTTGGGGCTCTATGTAAGTGACAAACAACAGGGCGCTTTCAAAGACTTGCTGTTGACCTTTTCAGGTGATAGTCGAATTGAGCGACTGCAAGGCAGCTTGACGGAGAAGGTGCGCCAAATCAGCACACTGCATTGGGGCATGAACACCAGCATTGAACGAGCTTTCCGTGAGATCTTGCGTGTGGCTGTGATGGGTAATGTGCCCAACAGTGAAATGCCCAAGGTGGTGCTGGTGCTGAGTGATCAAGAGTTTGACTCCTCAAGCGATGGTAACAAAATGGCTTGGAACATAGCTCAAGAAACTTTCCAACGGCACAGCTACTCAACTCCAAAAATTGTTTGGTGGAACCTAAATGCTCGCGCAGGAAATTTTCCCGTAAGGGCACACAGCACAGGGGCTGCTTTGGTAAGTGGATTCTCTCCCAGCATCTTGAAAAGCATTTTGAAATGCGAGGAGTTTTCGCCGTTGACTGTGATGCTGGAAACGCTGAACAATCCACGCTATGATAATGTAGCTGCGGCTGTAGGACACAACTCTTGAGCACCTTGCCTTACAGCATTTATCAAGGTGATAATGTTGGCATGCTGAAACAGTATGTTCTTGACTCCAGCATTGATCTCACTGTCACTAGTCCTCCTTACGACAGCCTCCGAGACTACAAAGGCCACACTTGGGATTTTGATGAGTTGTTGAAGGAACTCAAAAGAGTAACAAAGCCTGGTGGTATTGTCATGTGGAATGTGGCTGATCAAGTTGTGAATGGCAGTGAAACTGGCACAAGCTTTCGACAAGCTTTGAAATTCATAGACAGTGGTTGGCGACTTCATGATACAATGGTTTACGAAAAAGCCAACTTCAGCAATCCCAGCAGCAACCGGTACCACCAATTGGCAGAGTGGATGTTTGTGTTCAGCCTTGGAAAACCCAAAACCTTCAATCCCATCAAAGACAAACCTACTACAGCATTGAATAATCCTGATCATGCACGCATGGCAACATTTGGTAAGAACACAGTGCGTAACAAGGATGGTCTCATGCAAGACAGGGGGTCGAGAAAGGACTACTCAGAGTTTGGTATGCGAGGCAATATTTGGCGCATGAAAACAGCAGGGCAAGAACGGCCATGCAAGAGCATTTCTCATCCAGCCAAAATGCCCACAGCTATGGCCCATGATCATATCATCAGTTGGAGCAATCCAGGAGATGTAATCTTGGACCCATTTGCAGGCAGTGGAACAACTGGTGTAGAGGCATTGAAACTGGGGCGACACTTTGTTGGAACTGAAATAGCCCAAGAATATTTTGAGATCATGCAGAACAACTTGAATGACTGGGTAAGTTTGAACAATATAATCAATCCTGTTGCATCCAAAGACGAATAACAGTAAATATAACATGGAGTTGACTCAAAAGTAACTCCCTAAACATCTTGCTTTAAGAAGGAGATAACAAAATGACTATCATTGCGATAGATCTTGGAACTACGAATTCATGCGTGGCCATTATGGAAAATGGCACAGCTCGCGTAATTGAAAACGCAGAAGGTGCACGCACAACCCCCAGCATTGTGGCTTGGACTGACAAGGAACAACTGGTTGGACAAGCTGCCAAACGACAGGCTGTTACAAATCCCGAAAACACAGTTTTTGAAAGCAAGCGCCTGATTGGTCGGCGCTTTGCGGATCCATCAGTCGCAGCAGATATGAAAACACTACCTTACAAAATTGTCAAGGCTGACAATGGCGATGCATGGGTAGAAACTCGAGGTCAGGCTCGCAGTCCAGCTGAGATTGGCGCTCAGGTGCTGTTGAAGATGAAAGAAACGGCAGAAACCTATCTGGGGAAAAAAGTCTCCCAAGCTGTTCTGACAGTACCTGCATATTTTGATGATGCACAACGACAGGCAACAAAAGATGCTGGCCGCATTGCTGGACTTGAAGTGATGCGTATCATAAATGAACCCACAGCAGCAGCTCTAGCTTTCAGCACTGACAAAGGTGGTGATGGCAAGGTAATTGTTGTGGATTCAGGCGGTGGCACACATGACGTCAGTGTACTAGATATTGGTAGTGGTGTTGTAGAGGTGCTCAGCACCAATGGTGATACACATCTTGGTGGTGCGGATTTTGATGCCCGAGTAACAGACTATCTTGCTCAAGAGTTCTTGCGTGACCAAGGGCTAGATCTCCGGAAGGACAAAATGGCTGTGCAACGTTTGCGTGAAGCCGCAGAGCGTGCAAAGATTGAACTCAGCAGCACTAGTGAAACTGAAGTCAACTTGCCTTATATCACAGCTGACTCTTCTGGTCCCAAACATCTGTTGGTGAAGCTCTCTCGTGCAAAGTTCGAAGAGCTGACCTCTGATCTTGTGAAGCGCATCATAGCCCCGTGCCAGGCTGCACTTAAGGATGCATCAATCAACAAAAATGAGATAAAAGAGATTATCCTCGTTGGTGGCACCACACGTATTCCAGCAGTGCGCCAAGCCATCCGAGACTTCTTTGGCAAGGAGCCCAACCACTCTGTAAATCCAGATGAGGCTGTGGCCATTGGTGCGGCTGTGCAGGCTGGTGTCTTGCAAGGTGATGTGAAGGATGTGCTGCTGCTGGATGTGACTCCACTTAGCCTAGGCATTGAGACAATGGGAGGTGTGTTCACCAAACTCATCGAAAAGAACACCACGATCCCAACCAAAAAGGAACAAGTTTTCAGTACTGCTGAAGACAACCAGCAGGCAGTTACTATCAAAGTGTTCCAAGGTGAGAGAAGTATGGCGCGAGATAATAAATCGCTAGGTCAATTTGACCTCAAAGACATTCCACCAGCACCGCGCGGCGGCCCCCAGATCGCCGTAGCATTTGATATTGATGCGAATGGCATTGTCACTGTCAGTGCACAAGACAAGGGCACTGGCAAAACTCAACAAATCTCAATCCAAGCCAATGGTGGACTGTCAGAGGCTGAGATTTTAGAAATGATCCGTCAAGCTGAAGAAAACGAAGCAGCAGACCAGGAGCGTCGGCGCGTTGCAGACGCACGCAACAATGCTGATGGCGTTATCGCTTCAGTAGAGCGGGTGCTTAAGGAAAATGTCGACAAAATCTCTGAAAGACTTCGTGCAGAAGCTGAACCCCAGTTAGCTACGTTGCGTCATGTATTAGACGGAGAGGATGTTGAAATCATTGAGAAAGAAACTACAAAACTTAGTGAAATCTCCATGAAGCTGGGTGAGGAAATCTACAAAAATACACAGGCTGAAACCTCAGCTGAACCCACCCAAAACTCTTGAGCTCCAAAGAAGGCAGCATTGAAGACTGCTGCCTTCCTTCTTGACTGAACAATTGTTTCCGCATATGCTGCGCACATGAGCGATGAACCAGCATACTTCAAACGGCGTGTGAGCCGCACAAAATACTACTACAACCCAAATTTTGGCGACAGTCGAGTGTGTGCTGACCCAGAATGCCAGCACACCTATGCAAGACATTTTGACCCCTACGAGGATTGGGCTGCTGCGGGCTGCAAATATTGCAGTTGCAGCAAATTCAAAACCTCACGCAAGCTTGTGTGTAATCCAGCTTGACATGCACGCGCATGTGTGCTATAGAGGCACACTGAATAAGGAGTATCCTAGTGCCTGAATTTTTGGTTTGCGCAAAGAGTCAAGTGCGTGCTCGTGTGAGAAGCATGGATGCAACACACCTAGTGACTCTTTTGGATCCTGGTGATGATGTCCACAAGCCCAACAGGATCAGTCCTGAAAATTGGATTTGGCTTCGTGTGGAAGATGAGGAAAATTCCACTTGTGCCAACGCACCTACTCTTGCTCATGCCCAGAGAGTCATTGATTTCGGTGCATCACTACCTTTTGATGCTCGTGTCGTAGTACACTGCTACGCCGGAGTAAGCAGAAGTACAGCCACTGGATTGGCACTCTGGCTCCAAAGCAACGGCACACACCGTCTTGAGGAGGCTGAAGCTTGGCTGTTGGCTCATCGTGAAAGGCCTTGCCCAAATATGCTGTTGGCTGAACATTTTGACCATCTGTTGGGGATGAATGGGGAGTTTGTGCGGCTGTGCGATCAGATTGGTGAAGGCAGTATGGCTCGTTGGTGGAAAACTCAAGAGCTATAAACTAACGGGTTTTGGTAAGCCCACAATATTTTAAATACCTTATGTTTTTGAGGTATTTGCCAAATGGCTGCAACCATTAGAGCCTTCAGAAAAATTTGGGTCATGACATTTGTGGCACTGTCAAGTGCCACAGCCTTTTATTTGGCAGCAGCATTGGGCTGGGCAACTTTTTGGTGGTAGGAACAATTTGGCGACAGGCGATTTTATTAAACAACATTTGTCTAAATTTCAATTTGCGGCAGTGGCAATTACAATATTGCTGGGTGCACACACAATTTACGACAGATTTTTCAAAACTGCTGAACCGGTGTTGATTTGGGATCCAGAAGGTTTCGGCATCACGCCCACAAACAGCTACAGCAGTTTTCAAGTGGCAGCCAGCCGGAAAAAATTCCGCGATGATTGTCCGTTGCGCAGCTTTGATGCACACATAATAGACCGAGATGGTTTTATTCATCAAATCACCACCAGCGCCAATCGAAGTGTTGGTAAGACTTCAACAGGTTTTGAAAATTTCCAGTTTCTCATCAAAATAAATGATCTTGAGTCTGTGCCAGGAGGCAAGGCTCGATTGCGTGGAATTTTGGTATATGAATGCAAGGAAGGGCAACAAGTAATTGAATATCCTGAAACAGACCGATTAACTTTGGAGATTGTAAGTGGATCAAAATAAGAAAAGTCCAAACAACTGGAAAGACTATGCAGGCATAGCAGTATGCAGTGTCACAGTCTTGGCATTCATTGCCATTGGCTTCATCATCATGGCAGCCAAAACAGCTGGTGTAGACATGAGCCCTCCGGGTGATTGGATGGCTGCTATGCTGAGTTTGGCCAGCACTGCACTTGGTTGGCTAGCTGGTCAGAAGGGCAGCAAGGAATCTGAGTCAATACCCGCTCCTCCAGTTGAGAAAACTTTGCCCATCAGCTGAATTTTGTCACACTAGTCCTTATAATGAAAATCCCAAAGGCTAACTGTCTATAACAAAAAATTGTAGAGTTTTTGGACACTTGGTGTTGACGCACTTGTGTCTGCTGTAGCAAACTAATGTCTACAGCAGACACGATATGGCGGTAATTGGCTCCGCTGGCGGAAGGGATGGTACTCCATCAGGAACGCAAACAAATCGGTAGACTCTGCCTGCCGGACCGAGAAGCACAGCTGGTTCCCTCACAAAGAAGCTCTCCAGTTCGAACTCGGAATACACGGTCAAGTGGAACATAGACCCAAAATTATCTTCAACATGTGAGGCATGTTGCCAAAGGATCGCTCTGTTTTGTGCATGAACATCGATCACGGAATTGGTTTGTTTATGGTTTTCAAACCAATTTTTTCCGCTGCATCTACTTAGTAGAGAGACAGGTTGTGGACAGGAATGTCTGAGGGTACCGTGCAACCGCCCCAAGTGCTAACACACTCACAACAAAACCATCTGAGACTGGTGCCTATAGTAGTAGTCTTGTTTTTGTTTTCCCACATATTTGTTGGGAGAGCATGTTCTGAGTCCCAATACCTGCGTAGATATGAGTTAGTTTTTAAAAACTCTTTCCCCAATTGCGCATCAATATTCCAGCAACAGAATTGGCTTCGTTCTCAATAGCACTTCCTGTTTCACCATCCTGATTGGTTAACTCTTGTAGCTCACTTTGCTTCTGGTGAACCAGTTCATGTGCGATAGTCCGACAAATATCCAATAGGTGGCGACCGTCAACAGACACTGTAATCTTCCTGTTGATGGGATCATAACCACCAAAAGTGCTTTGTATGCCATGTTTCATACGACTGGATCGTAATCTTACTACCACTGGAGTTTGGATATCTAATTCTTTTTTGGCCCATTTGACAAAATTTGTGATTTCAGGAACTAGGGGATGGCTTTTCATACACATATTTAGGTTGACACTTTGGGGAAGGAATGCTACGTTCTCCACATAGAGAGAAGGTTAACAGCATGTCAGGATTGCCGGCTGATGGTGAACGGGTAAGGATTGAAAGTCGGGACCTTACCAAAGTTCAGGGTTGGCCTGCTAATCGAACCTCAATTTTTGAGGGCATTGTAGTTCCAACTTTTTCTTGGCTAGAGGGGCCACATATTTGTATCACAAGTAATGATATAAAAATCCCTGTGCGCAGTTTCAAAATGGAACACGTAGTCAAGATTGTTCGAGCTGATGGCAGTGAAACCTTGCCGCCTTCTGTAGCTCCTGTGAAAAAGGAAAAAGACACCAGCTGGATGGTAACAGGCAGCAAAGGCGCATCGTATGTGGTGTCTAGGAGCGGCAGCCGTTGGCACTGCTCGTGTGTGGCGGGCGGTTTTGGCCGAGCCTGCAAACATGTTAAGGAAATTCAAGCCAAAATGGCCAATTCATGAAAGGAAAAACATGTCAAAACTAGGAACAATGAAGAAGGTTGGTGAATCCTTCAACATCTATCGGTATGACAACGGATGGATGGTTGAAATCACCGGACGCGACAAGGAAAGTGATTGGATTACATCGAAGATTGTCTGCAACAGCGAACAAGAAGTAGTAGCTTTGTTCACCCAATACAACACAATTGAAATTGATCGCTAATCATAGACAAAAAAGCCCGCTTAACGCGGGCTTTTTGCTTATTTCTTTTGAGGCCAAATATCTTTGATATTGACCTTGCTCATTTCTGTTACCAAATTCATATGAGCCTCATACATTTTTGCTGCTGTGTCCATATAAGTTGCGGCTACAGCAGCATACCAATTGGTAACGCTTCGTGCGATATCGTTGTTCATTGTTATTCTCCCCTTTGTGTCTAGTCTATTTATGTTGCGGTGCAACATCATAGATGTCAACCTTCACCAGCGAGCATTTTTTTCAAATCCAGCATCTTCCAATTCTTTTTGGGCATCAAACATTGCACGTTTTCCTTGTCCTGCATATCTTCTTAAGATGTCTTTGACCTTCTCAGCTGCTCGATTTTCAATTGCATTGGTGTTACCATATGCAATGCCTATTCGGCAGGCATTCAACAACCGAAGAACCGGAAGAGTAGAGCTCCAGGTGAAAATTACAGCTTCTACACTAGCAGGAAACCCCTCTAGACTTTGTAGTCTAGGCATTAAGCTTATGTTGAACACTCCACCAACAGTGTCTGGCGCACCCCTCAAATCAGATAGCTTGTTTCGGTCTACCAAACAGTCTCCTGTGACTTCACCAGGACAGCCATATAACGAACTCAAGTTGCTGTCTCGAACATTGAATGTACCCACAACCTTACCAAAGGCAAATGGCAAGCTGCCATTGGGAAATCTATATTGGCTTGGCCTTATATCAGAATACACATTCAGTCTGCCTTGACTATCAAAATCATATTTTTTGTCTTCAATTATTGAATAGGCAACAAAATAGGAATTCAACTCCTGTAAAATCTTCTCTTTGTCTACCATTTTGCGTTGCCTTCAAATCCTGCATCTTCCAAGTCTTTTTGACAATCAAACATTGCTCGTTTGCCTTGACCTGCATATTTGTTCATTATTGCCATGACCCTAGGTTGGCCATACAGCACTACCTCACGGGCGTTTAGAGTTCTCAGCAATGGCAGGGATGGCCCCCATTTCAAACTGACCCTTTTGCCTACCTTTTGTGGAAAGCCGTCAAGAGAAACAAGCGGGTTGCGGTTTACAAAAAAATTGCCACCCACCTCTAAGGGAGCACCAATCAGTGTGGTGAGCTTGTTACCAGCCAACTCACAGTCGCCAGTTACAAGTTGGGGCATGTTGTGTAAGGTTTTAAGGCCTTTTTCTTCAGCAACAAAATCCCCCGTCACTGTGCCGAACTTGACTGGTATCTCAGCCAGTTCATCAAGCATGTAAACATTCCACTGCACATCTACTGTGCCATCATCACGTATTTGCATTTGTTTGGATAGGCGATATTGATCACCAGGGTCAAAGTATTTGCACCACACTCTCAAGATCTCTTCTTTGTCTACCATCGAGCATTCCCTTCAAATCCAGCATCTTCCAATTCTTTTTGACAATCAAACATGCCCTTTTTGCCAAATCTGCGATATTTTCTCAAAATACTCAACACTTGTTTGGGGTGGGAGTCAGCTGGATCGCGCATTTGAAACCATTCCAGCTCGATCCATTTGCATGTTAGGAGTCGCAACATAGGCATATTTGGATACCAAGATACAACTACACTTTGGTCTGGAGGTAAACCTTCAAGACTCTTGAAGTTAATTCCAGAAATATTGAGTTGGCCAGAGATTTGTTGGGTCAATCCCACAAGATTGGTCAGTGGATTGTCATCAATGCTCATGCTACCGTGCACAACTTCTGGGCTGCCTTCTAGGCTTGTCAATCCACAGTTGTTCATACCCACATTACCATGGATAGTCCCAAAATTCACTGGCCACATGCCGTCAGGCATGTGCAGGCCATTTCTTCTTATAACATTGCCAAGGATGTTAAGAGAACCGTTTTCTTTCAGAAATCTGTATCTGCCTCTCTGGATGATGTCTTCAGAATTTTCAAAATAGTGTTCAAAAATACGTAATATAGATTCTTCATCTACCATTTTGCGTTTCCTTCATAGCCAGAGTCTTCCAGTTCTTTTTGGCAATCAAACAAAGCCCGTTTGCCTTGCCCTGCGTATTTCATAAGGATGTTTTTCACAGCTCTAGCATCTTGATTCAAAGTAGGATACAATCCTATGTCATCTGCAACCAATGTTCGTAATAACGGGAGATTTTTGTGATACGGGCCCCAAAAACCCGCCATTTCTCGTGGCGCACCATCAAGGCTTGTTAATGGGGTATCTATGCAAGTGAAATAGCCTGAGACTTTGGTGGGAGCACCTTTGAGATTGGTGAGATTATTGATGTCACAGCGAAAATCACCATTGACACTATCAGGCCCACCTTCAAGAGAAGACAGTTGATTCTTATAGCAAAAAAAACTGCCGGGAGAGATGTTTGGTACCCCCTTCAAGCTATTCAGCTTGTTATGATTGACCGAAGTTACCCCGCCCACTGTTTTTGGAAAACCTTCAAGTGTCTCAAGTTCATTCTCACGAGCATCAAAATCACCCATAACTTCGAAAGGACTGCCCAACAGACTAGTTAAGTTGTTTTTTGAGCAGAGGAAATCTCCTGTAACCAATTTGAAACGGCAAGGCAAAATTGTTGCAGAGAGCCGGAGACTCACGTTGCCATATGCTGATACTAGGCCTGCATCATCCACCTCTATTTTTCCTGAATGACTTGTCCCGGCATGAAAATCAAAGTTATAGTGAAATATTTTCAGGACACTTTCCCGTAGACTTACCATCTGGCATTGCCTTCATACCCTGCATCTTCCAGTTCTTTTTGGCAATCAAACAAAGCCCTTTTGCCTTGCCCTTCGTATTTTTTCATAATAGCAACAGGGGGTTTATGGTCTAAGCTCAAATTGGCAAACACAATTTGTGGTGCCACCAAGGCCCTCAACAAAGGCAACTGGGGATGGTAGGGAAGGTATAAGGTGTTTCCAATTTCAGAGGCAAGGCCGTCAAGGTTCTCCAACGGATTATTGCTAGCCTCGTAGGTCCCTCCTACTTTTTTTGGCCCACCAAGCAAGGTGGTCAATTTGTTGCCGCTGCAATAGAAATTTTGTCTAACCGTCAGTGGGCAACCTTCTAGAGAGGTTAAATTGCGGTTTTGTATTTGCATACTGAAATTCGCTGCTTCAAATTCCACCGGCAATTTTCCATCAGGCGGACTACGCCACAAGAAAACATTGTTCAAAACAGTGATTTTGCCAGTGGTGGGATTGATATTGAGACTGCCTTTTGAGGTTACAAAGCCTGGACCATCAAAATACGTTCTGTAACTTTTCTCAATTTCTTTCACATTTACCATCTTGCATTCCTTCAAACTTATCAAGTTCCAGTTTTTTGACCATCAAATAAGACACGTTTTCATAGGCTTGCGTCATACAGATCTTCCAATGAGGTGCAATATTTAGGTTTGGGTTGACACATTTCAAGAACCTTGTAAGCTGCGCAGTATGACACGCGAAAAAATGCACCAAGTGACTGTTGTCAAGGAATTTGTGGATTTGATTCACAAATTTCAACGGGCAACCAATTATAGCCTTTTCTCGGGCAGCCCCAGCTGGGGTGTCAGTAGGATGAGTATTCCTGAGTTTGACTTCACGTTTGACAGAGGTCTCTCACGTGGATGGGCAGACGCAGCCAAGAGCTTCCCTGATACCTGGGAGATGGAAATAGTGACTCCTGATGTTTTGGTATCAGCCAGAGTCTCAACCCCTGTTAGCTTTTATACCATGTGGGAAGACCTGTCAACTAAGTTGAATGCCAAATGGAATGTGGAGATTGTTGGTGACCTCAGTTCTTTGAGTGACGTCTCCACTTGGTTGAAACTCAGCTGGCCAGTTGACTAATTCAGACTCATATATTTAAATAGTGTTGAAAGTGGACTTGGACTGTTCATCCCACTCTAAACACTCTGTACAGTCATCAAACACTCAGATTTGGAGAGAATAGATGACATATTTACCAGCAGACACATATCAATACGTTTCAACTAAGGAATATGTCGATGCATTTCCTTGCGCCTATCGTCAATGGCGGGCTGATGACAAGCCCAATGGGATGCCAGGGTGCAACAAGATTCACGGCTACAGCTTCAGTGTGAAGTTTTATTTTGGTGCAAACACACTAGATGCACGTCGCTGGGTTGCAGATTACGGCGCACTCCGACCCTTGAAAAGTTTCCTTGAAGATCAACTGGATCACTGCCTCTTAGTGTCAGAAGATGATCCTGAGATCGAGTGGTACCGAGAAGCTCAAGCTCGTGGAATTGCCAAGGTTACAGTTCTGCCCAAGTTGGGGTGTGAAGGCTTGGCAGATATGCTATATCGCTACGTAAATGGGGTTTTCATTCCCGAGCAATGGGGAAGTGGCGAAGCAGCCCGAGTTTGGTGTTTTAGATGCGAAGTCCGTGAAACCCAAGCTAACATGGCATATCGAGAAGGACATCGCAGCTGGCATAAGCCAGATTTGAGCGATCTTTTTGACTGATAGCACTTGACACCTCTGTGTGCTGTGCTATAGTAGGCACACATACAGAGGACTTTTCAAATGCTTGAGCAACATCAACTGCGTTATCTTGAGCGGCTTTGGAAAACTCAAGATAATGAAGTAGGTAAAAAACAAGAGCCTTGGTTCTATCTTGTTCTTGGACTTTGTGCAGTCTTTATGGTTTTCAATCCCTTTCCTGACTGGAAGCTGGGAGAGATGAGCAAGCTCATTAGTATCGTATATGTGCTGCTCACTACCATTTCAACCAGCATTTTGTGGATTATGGCCAGCCCCTCCCGAGTACAAAACTGGAAGCTGGAACAAGTATTTGACAAAACTATGGTAGAAATGGCCTTGGAAAGCTCTTGGCGCGACACACTACGCTATGCTATTATCTTGGGTGTAGCAATTGGATTTTACATCATGGGCAGCATTTGGGCAAGTGCTTTGACACTGATTTGGCTGGTTATGAAATTTGAGCTTAAACAACGTTGGAAAATGTTCATCGCATATCGCATTCGTGAAATTCCCAACCGTTAGGGCTCACTCCCATGGAACCTCACACGACGCAAACGCTTTTGCCGCGTGATCATAAGATTCTCAAGACTCTGCTGCACATGGCACAGGATGTAGCGCCTGTAGCCAACGCTAGGCTGGCTGCTGCTATTGCAGTTCGGGGAGACATTGTCAGTTTTGGTAACAACAGCCTTCGTTCGCATCCTTTTGCTAATAAATTTGGCAAGAACGAGCACAGCCAATTCTGGCATGCGGAAACTCATGCCATCTTCAACGCCTTGAAGCGTCACAATGTAGATATCCTAGAGCGTGCCACATTGTATGTGGTGCGTGTTAAGCGGCCCCACGAAACCAGCAAGGAGTGGATTGTGGGCACAAGCAAGCCTTGCAAAGGCTGCCGCCGTTGCATTATGGAGTTTGGTATTCCGCGGGTAGTCTATGGGACAGAAAGTGAGTTTGTTTGTGAAGGGGTTGATCTCTAAGCCACTGCATAAATAATCCTACAAAGCAAGAGATTTTTGAGGATTGAGTATGCCAACACCTTCATTTCAGCCCACCTATTACAGAATTACATGGACTGGTAATGCACCCACAGACTACAATGCCCTTACAGGAACGCAAGCTGGTGGTGTTGACAACACCAAACCTGAGGCCTACAATCGCAGAGTGAGTGTTACTGGTACTATATCGACTCCAACTGTGACACCTGGCCATAGCATTTTCTTAAATGGCATCGAAATTGTGTTCACCGGCGCCGGTGACCTTGCCGCTGTAATCAGTGACATCAATAGTAGCCAACGCCTCACAGGCGTTTGTGCTCATTCAGGCACAGTAACAAATTACCTCACAGTCACTAACTCTCCAGGGTATGAGGGGTCGAGCATTACTATTGCCAGTGGCACTGGAACAGCACGGACTGATTTGGGATTACCTGCCATAACCTATCAAGGTTATGAGATTCAAGTAAGCACTGCAACAGCTTTTCCTGTGTTGAATGGCGACAACATCAAAATAAACGGTGTCACAGTAACCTTTGCTACTGGTGCCTTAAATCAAGCTGGTGTTATCAACACCATCAACAGCTTGAGCTATGCCACTAACGTGAGCGCTTTGGCTTGTGGTGATAAGATTCAGTTAGCCTCAGTAAATGGTCAACCATTTGCATTATTGGATGGTTCAGTTGCTGGCAGCCTTGCCAAGTTGGGCTACGTTGCAGGCAACTATGGCGGCTATCCCACCACTTATGCCTTGAGCTTGGCTAAAGAGCGTGCCAACATGCGCTGGGAACAGATCGTAAACAACCTAGGCTTGCTGATCAGCCCTATATTTTTGGATGATGTGATCAAAACCGGCAATTTCACAGGCGAAGCACCTGTAACAACTATGGCGTGGACTGTGGGTTATGATCGTCCCAGCCACTTGTACTACGAAGACAGCACTAGCCTTGGCAGCTATCTCACTGGCGTCAATGCCTTAAAGAGATTAGTAGCAGAGGCATTGATTGTGGACTTGCAGGGCAACCAAGAGGTGTTTGATCCCACAATCCAAGGCTATGGCAATTCCTGTGCAAGACCCAATCCTTTGGAAATCTTGCGTGTAACAGCAGCGGCTCTTGACACTGTGGTTACTGATGTTGAAGACAACATCACTGTTTCAATTATCAACAACGTTTGATGTTGACTTACAGCGGAGATTGATTATAGTTTGGAATGTTATTGAGTAAAAACAAGGGCTGGATTGACAGATGACTTTTGACAACGGTCAAATGACTTTGATACATCTTGTAAGCTTTCCGTCCTTGTGGTTACCACCTCCCAAGACTATAAAAGCATTGATAGTTGGCCTCGAGCAACAAGCTATGGAAGAGCTTGTTGCTCATTGCCAAAATGATTTTGCTGATTACAGTTTTGCCTTTTACTATTTGTCCAGCATGGACTTAAGTCAAACAGATATGATTGACTGGCTTATTATCAATCAAAACCATATGGATGGTTCCTTCATACAAGTAAGCGACTGGTCAACACTGTCCTTGGCGTTATCAGGCAAAGGTTTGGTCAGAATTGGCCAAGAACAAGCAAGTGCAGAAATACAAAAATTGGCAGAATATGCAGGCCAAAAATGTGCATCCTTAAACACATTTATCCTTGAATTAACAACATATAGTAGGAAGGTATGACCACAAACATCAAAGCTCTACATTATTGTAGTTTTTGTGGAAAAAACCAAACTCAAGTAAAAACACTCATTGCAGGTAGTAATACATTTATTTGCAGTGAATGTATTACCTTGTGTATGGAAATTATCAAACCACAAGACGAACAAAATGTACACATCATTCCCAAAGAATTAACGCCTCCCAAAATTGTTGAGTATTTGGATCAACATGTGATTGGGCAAAAAAATGCCAAAAAGTCATTGGCTGTGGCAATTTACAACCACTTGAAGCGTGTCAACAATCCAGTTGTGGATGGTGTCAGTATTGACAAAAGCAACATTATGATGATTGGCAACAGTGGTGTTGGCAAAACTCATATGGTCAAAACCCTAGCCAAAATCCTGGAAGTGCCATTTGCTGTGGTTGATGCCACCAGCCTAAGCCAAACAGGATATGTGGGATTAGACCCAGAGGAGTGCCTTGCACGTCTATACCAGGCTGCTGAGAACAATATGGAATTGGCAGAAAAAGGCATTGTTTTCATTGATGAAATTGACAAGATAGGGCGCAAAGGAGAGAACGTAAGCACTACTAGAGATGTCAGTGGCGAAGGTGTCCAACAAGCTCTTTTGAAAATTATTGAAGGCAGCGATGTGAAATTCAGTCCCATGGGCGGCCGCAAGAACCCCAACGGTGAGTTTGTTACTATGAACACACAGAATGTGTTGTTTATCGTTGGTGGTGCATTTGAAGGACTTGACAAAATCATTGAGGCACGTTTGGATGAAAAAACCAGTGGTATTGGATTTTTAAGTGCTACTAAAGAACAGCACAGCCCAGATAAGACCCAGCGTTTGATGAGTCAAGTAACAACGGAAGATCTCATATCATTTGGTATGATTCCTGAACTTTGTGGGCGCATACCTGTTATCTTGAGTTTTGACGATCTTGATCATGATACATTGAAAAAGATTTTAGTGGAACCAAAAAACAGCATTGTTAAACAATTTCAAAAACTGTTCCAACTAGATGGCATCAGTTTGGAATTTGAAGATGATGCAGTGGATGAAGTTGCCAAGCAGGTGCTGACCAAAAAAACTGGCGCCCGAGGGTTGCGTGCTGTAATTGAACGGGTGTTGATGGAAAGCCAATTTCAAATCACCTCCTTGCGCGATCAAGGAGTCACTGACTTAACAGTCACGCTGGATAATGTTCAAAACCTCACTCCCTTGAAACAAGTGTTGACTGATGAACACTCCCAGCTATAATCAGCGAGTAAACAGAAAGGACCGAGACAACTCTATGAAAGAACCTGCCATGCTGGCCAACGACCGCATCCGTGCGCCTGAGGTAAGGCTGATCGACGCTGAAGGAACAAATGTTGGTGTTGTGAAAACCAAAGATGCGTTGTTTCAAGCACAGCGAGCTGGACTTGATCTGGTGGTAATCAATCAACAATCTACACCAATGGTGGTGAAGATTTTGGACCTAAACAAGCATCTCTATGCACTGAAACTTGCTGCCAAAGAGCGTGCTAAAAAGAGTCGCGAAAGCGAGGTTCAAATGAAAGAAATTCAACTTCGCCCTGTGACTGATAGTCACGATATCAATGTCAAAGCCACTAAGGCACGTGATTTTCTAGCAGACAATTGCCGAGTCAAAGTTGTTATCAAGTTCCGTGGCAGAGAAATGAGTTTCACAAAACTGGGGTTTGGGGTAATTGATCAGTTTGTAAGCCTTGTGGGCAATTTCAAATATGAAAAAGAACCCAGCATGCAAGGTAATAGCATTACTGCTATCTTGGTTGCCAACAAACAGATACCAGCATCAACACCAGCACCAAAAGACGCAACAACCCCTTAAATAGGGCATGCGTATCCAAGATTTAACCAATACAAAGTTACTGCCTCGCCCAGATGAATTGGGCGAGGCATATTTTTACATTGACAGTCAGCTTGTTGATGTGGGCAGCTTTCGCAATCATCGAGATTGGCTTGTTGCGCACAGCGGCCAACTGCGCTTACCTGATTACGTAAAAGAAAAACCTTCCAAAGCCCTTTGGGAAGGATATCGCACGGGCATTATACGTTTGGTTTGGGACAAAGGTGGCAAATGGAAAACTGGCCAAGGTCACAAACAAGGCAATGTGCTGTATGTCAATGGCTTTGATCGTGATGTGTGGAAAAATATTCAAAAGATAATGAATGAACCCTGCTGGCAAGGTCATATAGACACAGTGGTAATTGAGTATGTGAGAGAAGTGAACGGCAAGCCCAATTGGTACCACACTGACATATTCAAAGGTGGTGCGCTGGAGAGTTTGTACAAAGGCCGCCGCCCACGCAGAGAACGCCTCCCTCCTGATGCTATATATGGTGGTCATGAAGGTTATTACGAAAGCGTAGCTAAGAATCGTCTCGTTAACCACTGGAACGACACATTGGAAACTCCTGTAATGGAAATGTTCAATCAGCATTTTGTTTCCACGGAATTTTTTGACATGCTAAAACATGTGCCACATAATAAATGGGTGTTGCAGTCACACAATTACGCTGTCTACACATAATACACTGTGAGGAAGTATGGACGATTTCCATCTGAATAAAAAAGGCATGACAGTGCGGGTTAACAATAACCACATTGAAAGTGCCATCAGCCAACTCAAGCGACGGATGAATCAAGAAGGCGTAACAAAGGAGCTGCGCAGGCGCAGATACTATGAGAAGCCAACTACTCGTCGTCGTCGTGAGAAAGCCGAAGCAAAAATTCGGTGGCTACGTAAGAAAGCAACTCTTGACCCTTGGTGACGGACCTGTTTGTTCTCTGCCGGATAATCTCAAAAAGGAGGCGATAATCTCAATTGCGGAGAACACAAGAGAAAGCTTAAGGCAAAATAGGGCTCTTTTTGAGCCCTATTTTTTTCTTTGGTTGACAAAAATTCAACTGTTGACTATAAATAATGTGCTGAGATAGTTCAGCAGAAGTGCCTGATTAGGGCTTCAACATAAACTTCGCTTTTATAGGAGGTCAAATATGCGTAATACTCTTTCTCTTCAATCAACAAGTTTTGAAGACATGATTCGCGATTTCAATCGCATTGCAGTGGGGTTTGAGCCCACACTGCGCAATCTCAATTCACTACGCCAAAACAGTGCAACTACTTTTCCTCCGTATGACTTGGAAAAGATTGGTGAGCATGAATATCGACTCAGCATGGCTGTTGCTGGTTACAGTGCCGCCGACATTGACATTGTTGAGCACGACGGTGTGCTGACAGTTGAAGGCAAAGTGTCAAATGACGCCAACCGGGTGTATCTACACAAGGGGATTGCAGGACGCAGCTTCAAGCGTGTGTTTTACATGGACCAGTATGTTCGTGTGCAACATTCTACACTTGAGAATGGAATCCTTGTGATTGACTTTGTTCAAGATGTGCCAGAGGCACTCAAGCCCAAAAAGATTACAATCAATTCAACACAGCCCAAGGCTATTGAATCAGAATAATTATTTTGGTGGCAGTGCGCTAGACATGGGAACCAACCCATGTCTAGCATCATCTTCATAATAACCAAAGCCAGCTGCAACGCCTTTCAACTGCCTTTTAAGCAAAGAATCTTGTCCACTTGAGTCTTCACTATCTGATTCAAATGACTTCTCTACCCAAATGGGACTATTTTGATCTTTGATGCGCTTTTGAAGTTCAGTAGCATCTCTCTGGCCGCTTTCAGAATAGGCTTTGGAATACAGCCGAGGCACCAACAGGTTCCCAGATTGCTCTATTATAACATAATATATTGCACCAAGGTCTTGTTTGCTGGGATTGGGTTCACGAGACATTGTGTGAGCCAAAAGAAATTTGTTTGGTAACGGTGCCGTGTGGGCATAACCTTGCGTAATAAACCAAATTACATTTGCACTGATACCCACAGCTAGTGAACTTACAATCAAGAGAGCTTTCACACTCCAATGCCAGTGGCTCCAGATCAAACTCACAGCTAACAAGAGGAAAATACTGGTCAAGAGAATCAAAAACAGTGTGCCCATAGTTCTTACCTTGGTGGTGCTGGTGGAATGCCTGGAGGCGTGTTCAAGCTGGGTGTCACAAGCTTGACGTCTCTTGTTGTGTCAAAACCTGACAGCCACTTGGCAGATGAGATATCAAAACGCACCACATGAGCCTCTTGCGCTATGCGATGTAAGGTAACAACTCGTTCAAACGCTGTGTGGACTTTGGGGTTCAATAAAATAACTTCCAGCTTGACTTCAACAGGTGTGGGTGTGCGAGCATTATAATAATGCACATTTACTATCCACTCTCCCGGCACTGGTGTGCGAAAGGCCACAACTTCTCTGTTGTTGACTACAACCACACGTTCATTGTTGATCATGCTCCAATCACTTGCTACGCCTCGTGCATCACGCTCTAGATTGGCAAAACACGCTTCTTTACGCACGTAATTTAACTGGTCACCGTTGGGGCAGCGAACATGCACGTCTATATCAGCGTCTGTGCTATTTGACCAAGTAACCACCAACATGGCAAAAACAGGAGGGGTGTATCCTTCTGTTTCATACTTTTTGTTTGAATCAACACTCATTAGCATGAGTCCCAAGAAGGCCAGCACTAACAAAGCTTTCAACATAGTCAAAGCAAAGTTTGCCAGGATAGTGGCCCCACTGTTGCTTTGTGTGGGAAATTTCACCTCACTTGGCCTTGATTTTTCAAGAAGTCAATCACAGCGTTTTGATGCAAGCGGCTGTGAAAGTCTAGGAAAATTTTCACTAAGATACTGATGGCTGTGGGGAAAAATGCAATGGCGATACCAGAAAACATTTTCAACAAGTGTGGTTGGATGGTGTTGATATCAAAACTTGTCAAGCCAAAAAATGGCATCAGCGCCAAGATAACTCCAATCACGGTACCAAAAATACCAGCTGCCACAACTATTTCGCTCATGAAACTTACAAAGCTGTGCTTGTTCCAGAGGGTGTCAGGATCAATTTGTGATATAAGCCCACCATTTTTGAGTTCAGTAATCTTTCGACTCAACCCAATAAGTTGAATTCCACCAGCAATTTCTGTGAACAGCCAAATACCAAAAATAGCTGTGCTCAAAAATGTGAGATCATAATTCCAAATCAAGCCAAATAATCCAGTGCTGGCTGCTGTCAACACTGTTCCAGCCAATACCACAAGGTAGGCTAACCAAAATAATGCGTGTTTGTGTGCCTCTATCATAATAGCTTATTTAACATACCAAAATCTCATAATAAGCTTGTATAAGGATATACAAGGGTAGGGTAATGAAAAAAATAGTATTTGTGGGCGGGCCCGGGAGTGGAAAAAGCACTATTTCAGCAGAAGTTTTTGTAGAGCTGAAAAAGCGTGGGGCCAATGTTGAACTTGTTACAGAGTGGATTCGGCAAGATCTTTGGATCAACGGACCAATGACTACAATTTGGGAACAGTTTCGCACCTACGCCAAGCAGCGAGAAATTGAAGACAGTGTTCCCACAACTGTAGATTGGGTTGTTACAGACAGCGGAACACTGACTCCCTACTTTTACGCTATTGAATACTGCGATCAAAAGGATCCCAGACAAAGGTTGGTGCTGCATGAGATGTACAATCGATTGGTTACTGACATTTTTACCAACCGATACACTCATATTTTTTACTTGCCCACAACAGAAACATACAAACGCAACAGCAATATCTTAAGTGACGGCACTAGGTTCCAAACTCTGGAACAAGCTAACAAACTGGATCAAAACATGCGAAGCACTTTTTGTGAGATGATCAAAAATGATTCAGTCTACACTGTAGATGTGCCTCTTGAAGAGAGAAGCCAGTTTGTTCTTGACAAACTGGGATTTGGCACACAAAAATAGTCTTATCCAAGGAATATTTTTATGAGTGCAACTCAAACTGAAATTGATACCAAAACAACAACCAAAACCGAACTAAAGCCTCCCAGTCTCTATGATGTTATTTTTTTCAATGACAGCAAAACTCATTATGAGTTTGTTGTTTTGATTTTGATGCATATCTTTGGCAAGAGTTATGAAACTGCTATGGAGCTAACCAACCAAATCCATGATAAGGGCAGAGAAGTAGTAGCCACATATTCATACGAAATTGCCTCCACCAAAAGAGACGAAACCATATCTACTGCACGAACAAATGGCCATCCATTGCGTGTGGAAATTGAACCCAACAGCAATGGAGACGACATTTGACCAACTTTAACTATTTCAAAACACAAGATATGGCTTTGGCTCCTCAATACAGCACCGAACAAGCCAGTTGTTTTGATCTATGTGCTTGTCTCGTTCCTGAATCCAGCATAACTGGTTTCAATAGGTTCAATGAGAAAATTTGGAGCGAAAGCGTTGTCAGCAGTAGTGGGTCAATCACCTTGTATCCGCAAGACCGGATGTTGATCCCAACTGGATTAGTGTTCAATATTCCAGATGGTTACAGCATCCGCATTCATCCACGCAGCGGCATTAGCTTCAAAAATGGCATACAATTGGCCAACTGTGAAGGTGTAATTGACAGCGACTACTATCACGAGACGTTTGTTGCACTTGTTAACATAAGTGACGTGCCTTTTACTATCAAACACGGTGATAGAATTGCACAAGCTGAACTAGTGCAGGATCTTGGAGCCAAGTTTTCAGAAACAACAGAACGTCCAGAAATGCGAACCAATAGACAGGGTGGATTTGGTAGCACTGGAATTGAAACAGTGGAGAAAAAGCAATGACTGAAATCCCCTATGCTGAAAGCATCTTAAACAATCGTAAAACCAATCAATGGTTTGTTCAGTTTTTCAAAGATCAAGATGGCTTACGAAATCAAGCAGTGTTTGATGCTCACACAGATTGGTTCAATGCCAACTTACTGAGTTGCCGTATGGTCACAAGTGTTGGAGCCCCTACTGAAAACACAGGATTTTATCATGTGAATTTTGTAAATCAAGATGATCCCAGATTAGCACTCTATCAGCAGGCATTTGAAAACGACGATGGCAGCAGCAAGCATCCTGAATCATATCAACTGTATGAGTGGGATTACAACAATTGGGTTGAGCGGGGTGGTCCCCTTGAATTCGCTGAGTTTGAAAAAAACAAAACTCGTTGACGTAAGGTTTGTTGGCGCTTACAACCTAGTGAGCGCAACAAAGCAAGGACACGTTTATGAGTATTACCAAGTTGGCTGAGCCCAAGAAAAAAATCACCAAGTCGTCACCTGGCACTTCCCTATTGTTCAAGCATTTTCGCACACAACTTGTGAAAGACACGCACACTGGTGTGGAAGAGCTTGTGGTGGAAATGAACCGTGCACCGTTGCGCGACATTTGCCGGCAGTATCTGAACCTTGAAGGGCTCTATGACGATGTGCCAAAGATCCATGCCACTATGCTGTTTGATTGCATTGATCGACTGCGGCAAGCTGCCCGGCGAGAAAAAAGTGCAGCCGTTGAAGAGCTGCTAAAGCTCCTCGAACTGGAAAACAAACAGGCACTGGGTCGCCTCCAGAATCAACTGGACAAGGGGGTCATTAGCTTTGGGCTGCTGAGCCATTTGTTCAACAGCGGGACCGAAATTGTTGTCATGAATGACGAGCCGCTTGCTGGTGTGGTTACAGATACACGATATCGACAAAGCCTTTTTGGCGATTATCTGGAAATCTTTTTTGAACGCCTGGAAAGTGACGGCAAGGAAATCAGCACTGTTCGCGACAGCGTGCGAGTGCAACGATTCTCCGGACTTCGTGAGGTAAATCGGCTTTCAGTTCGCATTCTGGACGCACACTGGCGAGAAGTGCTCACTGCTCGTGGGCGCAAGTATGTGCAAGTGGCCCAAGGTGCTCACTACCAAAACTACACTGGCCAAATGCAGATCAAGGGTTGGTGGAGTTGGAGTCCTCTGCGTGCAGATGGGCGCATCATGGTTGACATCAAGACCTATAACCAGTTTTGCAGTCGCGATAGCGATGATGACAGCGATTATGACGGTGACGACTCTCATGACAACACAGTGTCTGAAGATCAGCTGTGGCGTTGCAGCCCTTATATCCTCGGCTTCAGTTTTGCCACCAAGCAATGGGGTCGTTTTTCTGTCAGCCGCATTCAAGACATTCAGTTCCGAGATGCAGCATTTGATCAGCTTGTGCTGGCTCCAGAAAAGAAGGAGCTGATTCGGAGCCTTGTGGTTGACAGCAGCAGTGGGTTCCAAGACATTATCAGCGGCAAAGGTGGTGGCTGCATCTTTCTGCTGCATGGCGAACCAGGTGTGGGCAAGACCCTTACTGCTGAAGCTGTTAGCGAACTGCTGCACCGTCCACTCTACTCTGTAAGTGTTGGCGAGCTGGGAGTTGACATCGAAAGCCTTGAAAAGAACTTGCGTCGCATCCTTGATGTGGCACAGATTTGGGATGCAGTTATTCTCATCGACGAGGCAGACATTTTCCTTGAAAAGCGAGGAAATGACATTGTTCGAAATTCCCTCTGTGCGGTTTTCTTGCGTCTTTTGGAATATCATCAGGGCGTAATGTTCCTCACCACCAACCGTGTGAAGGAATTTGATCCAGCTTTTTATAGCCGAATCTCAATTGCACTTCGTTATGGCAATCTGCAAGCTGAGGCGCGAGAACAGGTTTGGACCAACCTACTGGCTGCTGCTGGTATTGATGGCTTGGATCCTGCAGAACTGGCTGAGGTTGAGATCAACGGGCGACAGATCAAAACGATCATTCGCCTAGCACAAGGCCTTGCGCGTCAACAAGGTGTGCCTGTGGGGATTCAACATGTGAACCAAACACTGGACATTGGGCGTCAATTTTTCGAAGACATCAAAGCCTAAACAAAAGTGTGGATGCTGTAAGGCATCCACACTTTAAATACTCTCGATGACATATAACATATTGGCTATTCATGGGGCGTTCAGCACGCCCCTTATTTTTGGTTTTTTGAAACACGAGCTATCCCAGTTCAACTGGAGGTTTGTGGACTATCCCTTACAACCAGACAATATTCAGTCTGTGCTCACTAGGGCTCAAGAATTTGAGGCAGGATCAAGCCACTACCATGTTGTTGGTCACAGCATGGGAGGATTGGTTGCCTTAAGCTTGAGCTCATTGCCTTGGGTTAAAAGTGTCACTACAATAGCAACGCCGTTGGGCGGTATTGATCTCACCCCCTTCCAAAGGTGGGTCAATCGAAGCCATTTTTTGAATGAAATCACACCCAACAGCAAGCTAGTTAAAACACTGCGAACAAACAGCTATTCTCAACCCATTCAACACATCATTAGCACAAAAGGATTCAATCCTTGGTTATGGGAAGACAATGATGGTGTAGTAACCCTTCGCAGCCAAAGAAGTTGGGGTGCTGGCTCCAGAATTGAAGTTCCAGCCAGCCATTCAGAGGTAATGTTGCATCCCACGACAGCACAAACTCTCCGCGATTTTTGGACATTTGACACACACTAATTTGTATGTGTAGCCTAAACAGGCTCGTGAAACACTAAAAAGTCGAAGCTGTCAAATCTACTGTTATCCCAGTGATATTGGGGTCATCTGGATTTGGTGCAATAACGTCAAACACATCTCCCGGAAGGAAAGTCTCTGCCGCAGCACACGTTAGCGTGGCAACAGTCCCAGCAGCCGCAAAGTCTGCAGTTGCAAAGGGAGTGCCATTTCTGCGGAATGTCAAGGTGTAAGGGGCTGCTGGCCCAGTCAAAGACCTTACGCTACTGCCTGCCAAGGAAATTTGAAACTCAACTGATACACTCATCACATCATAAAATAGGATTTCAGAAACTCCAGGGGCAAAAATCTTTGTGAAACTGATGTTGCGGCTAGCTGCTGTTCCCACATTTGTTTGGCTGCCATTGTGTAGTATATTACCTACACCGTAGTCTGCTACACCTTGCGCAACATCAAAGTTGTCACCTATGCTTGCACAATTGACGCTGGGATTTCCAAATACCACAGCTCTGGTTCCTTCAGAGATACCGCAATTGGAAAATCTATTGCCAGTGCTAGCTAGGCCAAAATTTGTACCATTGTAAAACACAGCAATGTTGTCTATGTCTGAAAAACTACTGGCAGTGACAGTAGTATGAGCGGGACCACCATTTACAGCTAGGCTACCCATGCATACACCGCGCCAAAGATTATTGAAACTGCAATCCACAACAGTTGTAAATCTCACGTCTTCATCAGCATAAATTCCATATGTGCAATAGCTGAATTCACAATGCAAGAAGCTGGCACGCTCAACTTCAATGGCAACTGGACTTAGATTTTGAAGCCTTACAGAAGAGTAAGGAAATAACCCACTGTCAGCAGGCACATAAGGGCCTACAAAACGAACATTGTCAAATGTAATTTTTTGATAGCGATTTAGCAACACACAGTCAATTTTGTTGCCGTTGGTGCTGACAGTTAAGTTGCGCACTGAAATGTTTTTGGGCAGTGTAGCACCGCTTGTGCCAATATTTCCACCAGTATTGCCTTGGCTGTCAGCTGTTTCCATAGCGCAAAGCAGGGACGCATCATTTACTAAAACAACAGTGTTGTCTACCCCATCACCCACTAAATTTAAGTAGGGATACAACAAAATAGAGGCTTCAATCGCGTATGTGCCAGCAGGGAGATACAAGGTTATTTGTCGGGCTTGGTCAATAACGGCTAGATTGCCTAGAGAGGTAAACAACTCTTGAATGGCAGCATTGATGGCTGGTGCGTCGTTGGTTGATCCATTGCCAGTTGCACCAAAATCTTTTACAGAGGCAAAATCATTGAGTTTGGCCCCTAACGGGCGGGCAACTGACGCCACAATTGCCAAATCTTTTGTGCGCCAAAAGTTTGTGATCAAATCATTATTTGGGCTATAAGAAGTAAGGATTTGTGTGTTGCCACCAAAGGGCTGGCCATTACCAATAAACAACTCCCGAGTATCAATACACCACCCCAATTCACCCTCATAAAGTTCTTGTGGCAGATCAGTTTTGATCCCTCTGCGATGTTGAATGCGTGCAAATGTGGTTATGGCCATTTTTTAACTCTCTATCTTGCTCAACTCTTATTTATGAGTAGCACCGTTATATAATTTGGCATGTCGTTGTTGAGCACATAGATTCAATTTAACAAGCGACTATCTTTGTCATCACCTCAAATCCAGGAGCCATAAGTTTGTCTGAAATTTTGATCCAAAAACTCTTGCGCAAGACTCCAAGCCGAGAAAATCTAGTTGTTGTGCGGGCAGGGAGCAATAGCAATCACTCCTTATGGACATCTGGATGCGAAGAAACAAGGAATTGGGACTTGTTGGTTAGCTATTACGAACCAGCGCCAAATTGGCAAGAAACCATTGGTGAAGGATGTGTGTTGCATCAGGCAAACAAGCTGTCAGCCTTAAAAGTCTACTGGGAACAGGGTTGGTTTCAAGACTATAATTACATTTGGTTTCCTGATCCTGATCTAGAGATCAAGGGCAAGGATATTGATTTGTTGTTTGCAGCAATGAAATTATTTGATTTAAGTCTTGCACAGCCCAGTCTCACCTTAGACAGCTACACCAGTCACAGCATTACCAAACAAGTCTTGGGTTCTGTCTTGCGTTACACTACATTTGTTGAAATGATGCTACCTTGTTTCTCTAAAAATGCATTGGACATTTGTGCACCATCATTTGATAGCAACACATTCATGTGGGGTATTGATCATGTGTGGAGCAAACTGCTGGGTTATCCTGACAAAAAGATTGCAATTATCGACCAAATTTGTGTTAGACATGGAACACCTGTGGGCAGCAGCTATGATATTCAACACGCTTACAAAGAAATGTTTCTCACGCTGGCCAGGTATAATGTAAGTGTGCGGATGGATGTGTTGGACACAATTTATCTCTAGACATTTGGGCCAAAACTGCTAGATTTGGGTCCACGCTTTAAATAATTGGTACAGAAAAGCGAGGTATGTGATGCGATCTGATATGGCTAAGGTTATTGTGGAGCGTCCCCGGGTGGGCGGCAAGTGGCACAAAAAAGGCCGGCCTGCTCGTGAGCTGGATGAAAATGCCCTTCACGAAGGCATGCGTGCGCCCTATGTTCGCCACTACAACGCCAAAGAGCTCAACGAAAATCTTGCACCGCTGCTGCGCTTTCTCAACAGTCGAGTGGGCCAGCTGTGGGACAATGTCTACAGCGAAATTTGTGAAAACATCCGCGTTACCAATGCAGTGCAGGACCACATTCGTGTTCATGTGAAACAGTTTGTGGAGACAGCAACCAGTGTTGACAAGGAGGGCGTGATCTGGATCAACGGGTATAGGCCCTATCCTCTGGCAGAGGACGGGTTTACGCGGTTTTACGTTGATCCTCGAGACGGCCTGCTGTGCCGCAATCCCAATCATGTGAGTTGGACTGCTTGGCAAAAGGAATATCGAGCCCAACAGGAGAGCAAGCGACTGGAAACTGCCCGCACATTGCCCAATGGAGTGGAAATTCGCAAGCATGAGGGCATTTGGTATGCGGTTGAGTTGGCTCCTGTGCCCACGCCAGAACTGGGAACAGGTTGGGTGGACCGCCGAGGCAACGCTCACAAGGTGCGTCGAGCAGTGAGTGTGTATGATGTGCTGCTGAAGAAGTTCATTAGCGAAACCCACGGCACCTATGTGTGCAACAAGCGGCAACTCAGCCACCAGGAACTGAAAACTTATGGAGTAACAAATGACTGACGTTAAGAAAGGTTACCTGGGTTGGGCATTGCCTTTGGAGACAAAAGATGCACTGCTGGAGAAGTTTCCTGCAGAGTATTCCCAAGTTGTGGCACATCACTGTACTTTGAAGTTTGGGGTTGATGCAGATACGCCTATGCCTACAGAAACAACTGCCACAGTAGTGGGGGTTGCTGATGACAATAACGGTGTGCAAGCTCTTGTGCTATCCATTGGGGGTAGCACCACTCGGCCTGATGGCAGCACCTACCACATCACGTGGAGCCTTAACCCAGGTCGCAAACCAGTGGAGAGCAACGAGGTTATCAAACGGTTTGGTTGGACGCCAGCTAGTCCCTTCACCCGAATCCCCCTTGTGCCAAAATTTTTCCCACATGCACAAAAGAAAGCTGTTGACAACGCTTGACCTTGTGCTATAGTGCGGGGGTAACGGAGTACACGGCAATGAGCTTGGTTTGGGGCCTGTTTTTGGTGTACTTGTTTTGTTGGATGTTCCGTTTGGACTTCCCACTGGTGATGATGGCTCTGTGGAGCAGCAATCAAACCCTGCCTCGTCTCAACACCCGCAAGCTCAAGGAAATCTGGAAGTGAATCCAGCTGCACCCCTAACAACTCCTGCACTGCTGGAACTGCGTGATGCGTTCCAGCTGGCGGGGTTTGGCCTCAGGCTGGTTGGTGGTTGCGTAAGAGACGCACTGCTGGGCTACGTTCCAAACGACATTGACCTGCACACTGATGCTACTCCGGAAGAGGCCACTGCCATCTACGAGAGGCTGAAACTACGCTGGATCCCCACTGGCATGGATCATGGCACAGTAACCGTGGTGCTGAACGATGTCACGTATGAGATCACCAGCCTGAGGGAGGATGTCAGCACAGACGGTCGACGTGCTGTGGTGCGCTACACCCGAGATTGGGCGGTGGACGCTGCCAGGCGGGACTTCACCATCAACAGTATGAGCATGACGCTGGATGGCGAGCTGTTTGACATCTTCGGCGGTGCCCGGGACCTGCGTGAGGGCAGGGTGCGGTTTGTGGGCTACCCAGACACTCGCATCCAGGAGGACTATCTGCGCATCCTGCGTTGGTATAGGTTCACTGCACGCTTTGGCAAGGAGTATGACGCTGATGCGCTGGCTGCTGTGAGACGGCATCGCGCGGGTCTGAGCACAATCAGTGTAGAGAGGATCTGGAGCGAGATCAAACAGATCATCACGGGCCCCAAGGGGGTAAGCACGGTTGATGACATGTGGCGTGCGCAGCTTATGGCTGGCTTTGCTGGCTTTCCTCGTGGTGCACCGTGGTATGGGCACCCCCAGGTCCCTCCTGTGCCCGATACCACCAACCCAGTCACACTGATGGTGTACATGTGGCGTGGAGAGGTACCAGGTGTGCTGAAACACTGGAAGGCCAGCAGGGAGGAGATTGATCTGGCCCAGTATCTCGCCCACCCCGATCGGGACTGGAAGGGGAAAAATCCCTTCCGTGAGATGGCCGTGCATGGCGTCTCCCGGGAGTGGGCACGAGAGCTGGCTGCTCTCCAGAACATGGATGTGTTTGAGAGGGCTGTGCTGGACACTTGGGAGGTGCCTGAGTTTCCAGTCACTGGTTACGATCTCATCCAGATGGGCATGCGGCCAGGCCCTGATTATGGCGTGACTCTGGACCGGCTGAGGAATCTGTGGGCTGACAGTGGCTACACCTTTACCAAAGAGCAACTGCTGGCCCACATTCAGGTCTAGCGAGTGGGACGGGGCGCAATGCCCTGTCTCACCAGCTCAGCCCGGCTGGTGGCAGCATCTTGAATACCAAAAGTCTCTAGCCGCACATTGTTGCGACGGAGGAAGTCTGTGAGCACAAAATTGGGCAAGTCAGCCCCACGAATGTAGTAGTCGCCAGGCTCAACCTGTTGTGGATGATAGCCTGCCAAATCATCTTCGGGTCTACGCTGCCATCTCTTTTCCGCACGCTTCAACACCAACAGTGCAGCATGACGGTAAAAAGTCATCTGCTGTTATGTCATCAGTGCCTGTGTGTTGATCCCATTGTGGATACTGATGGCGCATTTGGCCTATGATGGCTGAGATGCACTTGTATAACTCTGCTCGATCAGCAGCAAACACCACATTCTCCAGTGGTATGCCAGCTTCTCTATACTCTTGGTAGGCATGGGCAGTAAACTTTCCCACTTGAGGCAAGAGTCCAAAGTCCATTATATCTGGCACAAACTCTTTGAGAGTGCCGTGATAAAGAGTGCGGGGAGTGCTCTCATTGAGAAGTTCAGTTATCAGCATAGTCACTTATTTATCAGGTATAGACATTTGATACACGCTCGACTACACACCTAGGTGTGTAGTGTTTGCGATAGCCAATTACGGACCTGTCTTCCCACCGTACTGATTTGGATCTCAGCTTGTGTGCCCCAATTCTCCACTTCCCAGTATGCGTCCTGGAATAGATTTTTGTAGTTGGCGCGGTTATTTTCAATTTTTTGCCAAGTATCCTTAAGGTAGTCAAAATCAACTTTGCGTCCAGTGTGCTTGAATCTTTGTTCTGCATTGGATTGTGCAACTTCAAATGGTGTTCTAACCAATATCATAGCAGCGGAATAGTTGTAAGACAAAAATTGTTGACGTTTTTGTTGATAATCTTGAAAGTTTCGTCCTGTGCCATCTATAATCATGCCCAATCCCTGGCGAAGCCAACTGAGACGGAATTTTTCAGCTTGGGCAGACAGGGGGTGCGGTGAAAAATCAATATTTTCTAGATTAGTTTGCGATCGTTGCATAAGTTGCGCAAGACTATCAGGATCAACAACTTTCAAAGATCTGCCAAAAATACGAGTTCTAACTGTGGTTTTGCCTGATCCTGGGCTTCCTGCCATGAACACCACTTTGCGGTTGAACTGGTCATGCAGGCCGTCATGCAGGATTAAATCGTAAATTCTCATTGTCTTATTTACACGGTTTGGTAGCTATGTGCCTTTGGGCGGCACACCAAACCTCTGCGCAACAGCATCACCCCACACATCTAGTTTGAGTGCATAATATTCGCCTGAGATGTAGACTTCAACTTCTGATTCCAGAGCTTGTTCGAGATGGTCTTTTCTTGGTTGATACATGTCAACAAAAGCGTCCATATCAACATCTCCTATTTCAAGATCTTCATCTTCAAGATCATCCTCGTCTTCATCATCGCCAACATTCCAGTTGGTGAGATGGCTGGGGATGCGCGGCATGGGTATCTCCATTTCATCACAAAATTCCTCTACTTTTTCCATTATCTCCTCTAGAGTATCGGTGGGCTGTAGACCTGCAAAAGGCGGATACATGAGGTCCAATTGCTTTTGCGCATCAGGATATTTCTTGACCCATTGACGTATCCAGGCTATGAGCTCAGCGGCTATCTGTTGAGTGTTAGATTCATTTTTGAGAGGAATCTGCTGAATGTGATATAGGTCAAGATCATGCTGATTGGTGTAAGTAAACTGGTGTTTGCCGTCTATTGGAAATATTATATAGACTGTTCCATAATTTTTTGCTCGAATAGGATCGCTTGTGGCAAAGATGCTACTGCTGCGCAGTGCAGAGAATCCCAGGCGCGTCAAAGCTTGGTCAAACAAATCTGAAAATTCTTTTTTGCTGGTTTTGGGATTTCTGTAGCTGGTGGTTGCCATGTAGGCGATTTTGCCAGGATTTTGACCTCTCAACAGCCATTTACCGGCTATTTTTACCGCTGCAAGATATTGTTTGCAGTCTCTCTCAATAGCATCAAGCCATTCTCCTTCAGATTGTTCGAAGATTTTTGAATGACGCCGCATGGCAATTATTTCACGAATTCTCATCTAAATTCTGTTTCCGTTCAAAAGGCATTTGCGTTATTTAACAAGTTAAGGCAATCCGAGCAGGTCTGGCTCCTGATTTTTGTTCTAGGCACAGCACACTTTCCTGCTAATATGACAACATAAGAAAGGATTCAATTATGGTTGATTCTCAGGATACGGCTGAGGCCCAAGTGCGAGTGGGTGTTGGAGTAATGCTCCTTGCGCCAAATGGTTATGTGCTCATGCGCCGGCAGGGTAGTCACGGCGAGGGTGAGTGGAGTTTTCCCGGAGGGCATCTCGAGTTTTCAGAGACTGTGCTGGACTGTGCCCGGCGAGAGGTCGCCGAAGAGCTGGGTGTCATGCTGAAAGATCCTTGCACTGTGCCACTGTTCACAGAGGATTTTTTCCCAGAGCATCAGCGCCACTATATCACAGTCTACGTCACAGGCTGGTGTGAGGAAACTCCGCGCATTCTTGAACCGGAAAAGTGCAGTCAACTCAAGATGGTCACACTGGGCGACAGTCTCCCCACTCCCACCTTCAGCGGTGTGGAGCGGGTTTGGGAATACAAGAGCCGCAGCATCATCTGACTATAAGAGATTGACACTGGCGCAGATTGTGCTAGTATGGTGGATGAAAAGGAGCCTATTGGATGACTTACACTCTGTTCCTTGATGATGTTCGCGATCCCAGCTGGGCTTATCCCCATGAGGACACTGGCGAGTGGATTGTATGCCGGAGCTTTGATGAGGCTGTGGCTGTGTGTGAGGATCTAGGCTGTCCAAGTGAGGTAAGCTTGGATCACGATCTCGGCGATGGCACGCCCACTGGCTATGACTTTGCACATTGGCTCATCTCCAAGGACATGGATGCACCTTTTTTCCCTGATGGTTTTCGATATCAAACTCACAGTGCCAATCCCGTAGGCGCTGAAAACATTCGCCAGCTTTTGAAAGGTTATTTTCAACACAAAGGAGTTTCCAAGTGAGTTTAGTTGACCGCTTTTTCACAGTCACGCGTCTACGAAAGTGGTTTGGCACAGGATTCACTGCCGGTATCACAATTGGACTTATGATTTTTGGAGGTTTAGTACTGCTGGGCTTTGTTGGCATACTGCTCTCTGGACTGGGCTTGGCTGAGGCAGTATTCAGTTGTTTTGTGATGTTCCTATTGGGAATGCTGGTATTCATCGGGGTAAATGTCTTTTTAACAAACAAAGATCCACGATGGATGGTTGTGATTATAGGTTATCTAGTGCCCAAGTCTATGCCAGTTGTGTTGAAAGATTATCAGCGAGACACTTACTATAGCCTTGCATGGCCGGATGATGCTGGCGTTTGGCGCTGCCCAATCTACTACGGCACAGGTGTAGGCGATGTGAAACTTAACCCCAATGGCTCTTGTGGTAACGAAAGCTACATCTATTTTTGGCAACCTTTACGAGACAGTGACAGAATGCAATTCTTCCTCCACAATGAGGATGTGGTGTATTTTGATGATTTGGCTGGCATGGATCGTCAGGACATTAGCAAGCTAGTTAGCAAAATGAGAAAAGAGGCACAAAATGTTGTTTAGATTGTTTGAAATCACTTGGGATCATGGGTTCCTTCAAGACAAAGATCTTCCTTGTGAAACCATTGTAGATGCGCTGCGGGACAACGATTCAAATCGTTTGAAACTCAAATTGATGGATCAGCTAGATGCTGAGTATAATGGGACGGTAAAAGATTTGAAATGGGAAGAGATTTAACGTATGGACTTTGTTGACAAAGCAGCCTTGAATAAGGGCTACACATTTGGAATTGCATCAGATCATGCTGGTGTGGAACTTAAAACACACTTGGTCAATCTGTTGAGAAATCGTGGACATGAGGTGGTTGATTTTGGTCCAGAAACGGAGGATCGAGTGGACTATCCAGACTATGCCACCAAAGTGTGTGCTGGTGTTTTGGGCGGCCGAGTTGACAGAGGCATTTTGATTTGTGGCAGTGGCATTGGCATGAGCATAGCAGCCAATCGCCATCAGGGAATTCGCTGTGCACTAGTGCATGATCCAGTGGGCGCAGAGCTCAGTCGACGTCACAATAACAGCAATGTCATTGCGTTGGGTGCACGGTTACTAGGCCCTGACCAAGCTTCAGCATGTGTGCAGACCTGGCTACAAACTCCTTTTGACGGCGGGCGGCATCAAGGGCGAATTGACAAGCTAGATCTCCAGGATGGTTTAAATATCTGAGCCCAAATAGGAGCTCATAATATGATATTGGTTACTGGCGGTGCTGGATTTATTGGCTCCAACGTTGTTAAATCCCTGTGCAACAGTGGTTATGATGTGGCTGTGGTTGATCATTTGGGTTCAGACGGCAAATGGACAAACCTGCGAGACTGTGATCTGTGGAAGTTTTGGCAGCCAGATGAGATCACTCGGGCGTTAGCTGGTGGGCCCAAAGCGGTGATCCATTTGGGCGCCATCAGTGATACCACAGCCACCAACGGCGATGAGGTGATGAAAAATAATTTTACCTTGAGCTCCAACATTTGGGAATGGTGTTCTCAACATAATGTGCCGTTCATCTATGCCAGTTCAGCAGCAACCTATGGTGATGGCAGTGCTGGCTTTGATGACGAATCTAATCTAAGCTCCTTGCGCCCTTTGAATCTTTATGGGTGGAGCAAGCATGTTTTTGACCAAAAAGTCTTGAAATGTGTTGAAAATCAAAAGCTCACACCACCCCAATGGGTGGGACTGAAGTTTTTCAATGTCTATGGTCCACACGAATCTCACAAAAATGCCATGGCCAGTGTATGCTATAGTCAATACAAACAATTGAAACAAGGTAATCCCTTGCGATTGTTCAAGAGCACAGTGGCAAATTTGCCCCACGGTGAACAGAGTCGAGACTTTGTGTGGGTAGGCGATGTGGTTGATGTCATCCGTTGGTTTTTAGACAATCCTGACAAGAGCGGTATTTTCAATGTGGGTACTGGAAGAGCCGAAAGTTTCAACATTGTGGCACATGCTCTATTGAATAATTTGAATTTACCAGATGAAATTCAGTATGTGGATATGCCACTGTCTTTGCGGGACAAATACCAAAACTTCACGCAAGCCAAAATGTCAAAACTGCGCTCAATTGGTTATACAAGCAGCATGTGCTCAGTGAGCCAGGGTGTGGCGCAATACGTTGAATGGCTTGAACAAAATCTAGCGTAACCAGCCTATTTTGGCGCCACTGCTGACTCTAGACTCATACTCTTGAACACTACCAGGATAGCGCCATGCCCAAACCGCACCTGCTGCCATCAGCAGTGCAACTCCACCACATATCCAAAAGTTACCAGTTGTAAACCAAAGAGTGATAAGGCTAATGTCCATGGTGATAACCATTGCCCATTTGCCTTTTGTTGGAAAAACTCGCTTATTGGTCCAATTTTGCAGGAATGGGCCAAAAAACTTGTGGTTCATGAGCCAGTTGTGCCAGCGATCATTTGATTTGGCGAAACAATAGGCAGCGCCAACTGACGGTGTGCTCCAAGGAATGCCTGGGAGAATGATGCCCAAATAGGCCACTCCTAGTAACAGCAATCCCAACATAAACCAAAGTGTTTTGCGCCAATTTTTCATCAACTATTTAAGGGTAATAAATACACAAGCAAAATAAGGAACTACATCATGTCTGAAAGTAAGCCAATTGATTCAAAATTACGCAACTTGCATTTGGCTATGCAATACGACGATGAGGGTTATCCAGAACTGCGTGTTGGGGCAAGAATTGTAAGCCCTGATCCCCTACCAGTAACGTTGGGTAGTGAATCCATTACCATAACAGGAGATGTGAATGTAAGCTCAAGTGTGGGCATCAACAACACTGAGGAAGATGCTGCTAACATGCACATTGCATCAGTTGGTACCAGCGGGGTACTCACTACTGATTATTTGCCAGTTGGTGGAACAGTAGAGGCAACACAAGGCACAAATCCATGGATAGTGAGTGGCTCAGTTACAGCTTTGGACGATCCCACAGCAACAGACGCCTTTGGCCGCAAACGAGTCAGTAACCCTTTCACATTGTTTGACAGCAGTTTTCGCTATAGTGACAATCCCACCAAATGGAATAGCAGCACATCAGGCACCACAAGCGAAACATTTTTACCAAATGAGTCAAGTATTGGATTGGCTGTTGGTGGCGCGAACGGAGACAGCATTATTCGAGAAACAAAGCGAGTGTTCAATTATCAGCCAGGCAAGAGTCTCTTGATTATGAGCACTTTTGTGATGAACGCTGGTAAGCCCAATTTGCGTCAACGGGTGGGATATTTTGGTGCACAAAATGGCATCTACTTTGAACTTGAAGGAACAACAAAAAACCTTGTGATCAGAAAGTACATCTCTGGCGTAGTGGATGATACTACAGAAAAAGTACCACAAGGAAACTGGAACGGAGACCGTCTCAATGGACTTAGTGGATTACACAATCCAAGTGGATTTGATTTGGATCCCAGCACATCACAAATTTTCTGGATGGATGTCGAATGGCTGGGTGTTGGATCAGTGAGATGTGGCTTTGTGATAAATGGCAAATTCATTGTATGTCACACTTTTGATCATGCCAACAGCTTTACCTCTGTTTATATGACCACAGCCAGCTTGCCTTTGCGCTATGAGATTACCAACACTGGCATTACAGGCGGTGCCAGCTCTATGAAACAGATATGTTCCACAGTAATCTCTGAAGGTGGTTATGCAGCCACCAGCAGAAGCAGGAGTGCAAGCACGACGCTGGAAGGTCCACAAGTGAGTCAAACCAATTGGACACCATTGGTGAGCATTAGATTGAAGTCAGCTCGATTGGATGGCATTGTTTTCCCGGCTAGATTGGACGTGTTTGGACGCCAAAGCAATCCCTACAAATGGGGCGTGTTTGTGGGCGGCACTTTGTCCAACAACAGCACCTTAACTTGGGTTGATGCAGGATCAGACAGTTCAGTTGAATACAATCTCAATGCAACTGCCATAACAGGAGGAACACTTATTGATCAAGGTATCTTTGTTGGCAACGCCATTGGTGGTCCTGTGTCTGCCACTCCGGTAGGCCAAAGCCAAGATGTTCAGTTGGGACGCTTGTTGAACGGAACTGCTGAAACACTCACAGTAGCTGCTATTGCCACCAACAACAATGACACGGCTGTTTGCAGCCTTGTTTGGCAGGAGTTCGGCTGATGCTTTCTTTTGGTATCCCCTATGTGTTGTTTTGCAGCGTCATGTGGCGGCTTAGAGGAGGTGCATGGTCTACTCTATTACACATTCACATGGGCACAACCGTTACTCGTTTTGTAAGTGCATTTTTGATCAGCTTGCCTTTGGCTTGGTGGTTTGCAAATTGGTACATAGTCCCTGGAGTTACATTTGGACTTTGGTTTGGCTTGGTGCTAGGTGGATATGGGCCATTCATGGGCATGGGAGATCATGCCGTTATCCCTGCCAAAACTTGGATCAACTTTTTTCCAAAACTGTTGGGGTTACAGCCCTACAGTGTGGCTTGGGACTTTGCAGGCATGTGGTTTTCAGGAGTTCTCATCTACAGTTGGGTCGTTTTGATAGCAGTTGCCTCAAGTGGAACACTCTTGTTACTAGCTCTGATTCCCATCTCAGGATTAGTTTTTGCCGGCAGTTATTACTTAATGAGCCACATACCGGACAGTGAGTTTCCTATCATTCCAGGATTCACCGCCCCAGAGCATGAAGTTTTTGGTGAATTGTGTGCCGGATTTTGGACAGGCGTGCTGTTGTTTTTGTGCGCAAACCTTTAAAGAAGTTGACGCATCAAACCTAAACAATTATTATCATTTGTATTGTATTTTGAAGTTATGCGTAAAAATATCTTCAAAAGATTAGGATCTAGTGATAATGACAGAATTAGTTTTAGGCGCAGCCTATGGATATTCAGCAGAACAAGTCAAGCCCTTTGTAACAACATTGCGCCGCTATTACACCGGCAAAATAGCTTTTTTAGTATCTGTGGATCTGGATCCCACTCTTGTAGAGCTTTGTCAAGAATCTGGTATTGATTTTTTTATTGTTGACGGAGATCAAAGCAATCCTATTCACATGCAGTGGGCTAGGTTTTTTCATTATGAAAATATTTTGAGCCATCCGTTTTTCACCAATACTACTAGAGTGTTACTAACAGACATACGCGACGTTATCTTTCAAGCCCATCCTTTTAGCCTGCCTATGACTACTGATTTTGAATTCTTTACTGAACCAGAAACAATCAAAAATAGCTTTGTCAACAGAGGGTGGTTGCAGGAACGTTATGGCGTAGCTGAGACCTATGCTTGGGAGAACAAAAACATCATTTGTTCTGGAACCATCCGAACCACTATGGCTGGTGCACAAGTGGTGGTGCGAAACATGATTATGGAAAGTGAAAAGCTGCAAGCTACTGGACGCAGTCCTTTGGATCAGCCCATGCTAAATTATTTGGTCTACAGCGGGGCTTTTTTCAATTACAGAGTTTTTGATAACGGAGAGGGGGCTGTAGACACATTGCATTTTGCCAAAGAGTTAAAATTTTCCCCCTCTGGTGTTCTCTTGAACAAAAACAATCAACCTGTGCCTATTATTCATCAGTGGGATCGAACTCAAGCACTAGTTCCAGTGTTTGAAAAAATATTTGCATAAATGTCTTTCTGGATAACAAGGACTATCCTATCCTGAGAATGCTTGTTCAAAACTCCCGCACACTCATGTGAGTGCCACGTCAACATCAGCAGTCCATCACCATAGTGGGTGCTCCTACTGCATCAGCTGTCACATATCGTAGCGGCACCCGATTTGGTCCCAGCAGTATTAGAGATGCCAGCGTGATGTAACCAATGGAGTGCATGAGAAATTTCCAGTTGACATTTCTCAGTTTTGCTGGAGATATAATATCTTATACATAACCTGTTAAATACCGCATAGCAAGGATATGACACTATGCGAATCACAGAAATAGCAAGCCAAAGCGCATCTGGTGGTTGGGAAAAATTGGACCCATACCGTTTACCTAGTATTCTTTTGGCTCAAATACCTCAATATTATAGAGGCAGTCACAATATTTGGGCATTAAATCCAACTAAGTTCGAAACTCCTTTGATGGCAATTGGTGATTTTGGTATTTGGGAACCCATCATAAATGACAAGTATTTCAGCAAAGAGTTTGTTGCAGCAATGCTGACCAACTTAGTGAATTTTACTGGTAAGCAACAATTCTCTACACGAAGTGGATATGTTTGGAGGAATCCAGAAGTTCTGCCATTTTTCGATGCATTTTCATTTCCAAAAATCGCACCCGCTGATGGCGCCAATTTTTGGTATGAGGTGCCGTTGGCTCAAGAAATATTTGGCTACGAGTATCAAAATCAACGCTCTGTTGCAGACAAGTGTTACGCAATTTTACCAAACAAGGCGTTCAACTCAGCAGATGATTTGCACACCCAATTTTTCAACACCTACCGGGTGTTCACAAAAGGCACAAAAGTTATTAGCATCTCAGGTAATGTGGGAAGATCTTCATTGCAGAACCTGGTAGACGCAGTGGGCCTCACTGACAGCAGTGGAGCGCATGGCAGCACTTGGATAGTGCGTAACGGTAAGGTTGAAGACTTATACCAAGTTGCCTTCACAGATCCTGATGGCACATTGAGTGATGGAACCAAACTCTGGAAATTACCCAGCTATGTAATACCAGCATTGAGCACAATCCAATTTGAAAAAACTTGGAAAACAGCAGACAGTGCCTTTTTGGCGCTTTTGCCCAAAAGCACAGGTACAGAACTCAACAACACTATACTGGTGGCAATCCGCAAGGGAAATATTTTGGGGATGGCTAGAGGGCACTATGCACAAGCCACTGAACCAGAATTGGCTCATCTGGCCTCGTTATTAGCTAATGAAAAAGGCGTTGGTGCTAGCAAGGATAAATTTGTCAAGCCCAATAGCAATTTTCACAACATGTTGAAATATGTTGACGCCAACCCAGGAAGTCCCCGCACAGGATATTTTGTAAAAGGTTTGGGCCGGTCTGCACAAGGCCTCCCAGCAGCCAACAGCCCACAAAGCCTTGATGGATTGGCAGCACGTTTGGAGCTTTTGACCTTGAAAGACCCAGGCGATAAACCCACAACATATCATCTACGGCTGACCTCAGAAGGTGAACTTATGTTGGACTGGCTGGACGCCGGTAGGAAAATCAATCTTACTGACATTGCCAGGAAAGTTTCCAGTAGTTAAAACATTTGTTTGGGCATATAATGCTCTACAGACCATGAAAGGAACTGTCTATGAAACAATTTTGGGCTGTTGGTGGGGTATTCACTGATCACAAATTCACAGAGTTGGAACCCAATACCGGAGAGTGCTATGGGCCATTCTCAACACGTGAAGAGGCAGAAAGGATTGCAGCAGAAAAAGTACGCAAGAACATCGACATCTGTTGGTACAACTTGTTTGTAACTGAAACTTGCAAATAGCCACAAAAAAAGCCCCGGAAATTCCGGGGCTTTTTCATTTACGAAGTTCTGTTGTATCAGAACTTGTAGGCTGCACCAACAGTGACCATGTTTGCACCCTTGCGTCCATTCACGCTTTCAAAAGCAGCGAAGTGACGATAACGCAGGTCAAGATCAATGTTCTGGGAAACAGCAACACGAGCGCCAGCACCCACATTGTAGAGCGCAACACTGGTGTTACCATTGGTGGTATTCAGTCGGTTCATGCCCACACCTGCACCAAGCAGTGCATATGGGGTCACAATCGTGCCAGTTGGAATGCTGAGAACAGCATTAGCCATCAGGGCTTGGCCGTTACCGTTCTTGTACCAGATCTGGTCAAAAGTGCCTTCAGTCCGCACAAAGCGATTGTATTGGTAACCAACAACAGCACCAGCAGAGACCTTGCTGGAGTCTTGTAGCACAGTGCCAACGTTGGCACCCACATACATACCGCGATCATTGGTTTGTGCTTCTGCAACACCAACAAGACCCAGTGCCATTACAGCGGCGAGAATTAGCTTTTTCATATGAATATTCCTTCATTTTCAAGCAAGTCAGTGACATCACTGCTCTTTGCCCTATCAGCTTACGGGCTGCTGTTTTGTGTGTCTACCAACTTGCGGAATTTGCTGATAAACATATGTTACTGAGCATTGCAGCAAAAGTCAAACCTTGCACTTGACACAGGGGCTAATGCGTATATCTTTGGTGTGAAGGAGATCACTATGGGCATTTCAACACATGTTTACGCCATCTTGGGTGTGAAAATTCCCTGGGACGAGGAGTTCTGTGATGCACATGAGCTAGTGTATGATGATGACGATGTTCCTGATTTGATTTTTGATGGCATGAGTGGCGAGTATATTGTGCTGGGAAAAATCTTGTTCGACAGTGGAGATTTTCGCTGGGGCTTCGAAAAGGGGGACATTTGGAAAACCGTTGACAACAGCAGGTTTGCAGAAATTGAACGAAACTATCGAGAAGAATTCTCTCGCAAGTTTCCTCAGTTCATGCACCTACTCAACCAGCCGTTTGAGCTGCATGTGTTTTTGCACTGGAGTTGATGATTTTGTATTATCACAAAGAGTTTAGGCGAAATGGCTACTGTACTCAACTGCGTGTAAGTGATAGCTACTATGACCGCATTTGCGTGTGGTGTAATGATCGATTTGGTGACAAGTATGCGTGTCGCTATCACACCTGGGACCAGTTGGGCGAGTGGCAACTCTACACACGAAGTGACTTTGCAGAGTTTTCACTTATGTGGGGAGGTGTTGGTACACCTCATACACCCATTGGTGACATCAATTTCTACGGCACACTATAAGATTTTGAAGGAGCTCACACAATGACACGCTATCATCTTTTCAAAGGCACTCGAGGTTATGCAGGGCATGCCTATTGTGGCCCCAGCAATGATGGTCAACCAGCCCAGGCTGACACACTGGAAGAGGCACTAGATATTCGTGCTCGCTTGATGGTTCGTAATCCTGGAGTGGGCTGGGGGATTCATGACCTAGAGGTAGGCAGTGACGTTCCGCTATCACGCTGAAAGATCAGTTGATGTAGTTCACAAAGTTGCTGTAAGTTATCTATACCTAGGACAAGGTCTCTGAAATCATGCGTATGCCTCGTGAGCTGGATAATTTGTATCCTGATGTGCCTGATCACTTTGAAGACGTTTGGTTTGGTGATTGGTCTGACTATGACGAATACAGTCATCTCATTATTGTGCGAGACCTTAAAACCAAGCAGTACTACCGACAAACGTGGAATTACAATGATATGGTGGAATCCAATCTCAATCCCATGACATGGAATCCAGCTGCAATAAGTGAAAGAGAGGCAATCCACGATCTATTGGATTGGAATGCAATTGGTGTGCCTCAGAAAGTTGCCTTTCAAGGTTGGTGATCAAGAAAAAGTCTTGAGTTGGTGAGAGAAGTAAGCTTCTGATATTTTGTTATCAGAAGGTGAATTCTTTTGATCAAAATCAGAGCTTATTGACACATTTGACTGTCAACCAGCATAATAAAAATAAATGAATCAGACCATGAACAATAGTGAACTAGCAGAAAGTCTTACCGCACATATTCAAAATATGTTGGATCTTACCTCACAGTTGAATGACACAATTGAACAAGAAAATCAACTGCATAGTGAGCTCACTAGGATTGGTAGACTGAAATCGCAATTACAAAAAGAGATCAAAGAAGCGAAAAAGCTCTTGGATTGGTGTATTGAAACCAGAAGTGATCCCACACAAGCTCGCTTGAGCAACAGTGATGAAGAGCTCAAAAACAAAATGCAACCCAGTGGGTCACGGCAATTTCTCACTGAGCAAACTAAAAATTATATTGATGTCCTAACACAAATAGGAATCAACACAAAAAATTTCACAGGATAAGTCATGAGCACATTTAATCAACTCACGCGGAGCTATCGACAACACAAAAAAACTGCGACTAAAATCCAAAGGCAAATACAACTCTTGCAAGAAAAAGTTCAGAAGTTGCGTGGTCAGGAAAACGATATCAAACGAGATCTTAGACTAACCAAAAGTCTCATTGACTATTGCGTTGAAACTGGTGAAAGTCCTGTGGAGGCACAATTGAAAAACACGCCTGCTGAAATAGTTGAGTATGTTGGCAAACTGCATCTTGACCTCACTTACGGGCATGACATGTTTTCCAGCAGTGGGTCAACTTACAATATCACATCACCAACAATGTTGTCAGGCAGTCTATCCAGCAACAGCATCAGTATTACACCTTACCTTGGCACATCAACCATAAGCAGTAGTGGTATTTCCACTGCAATAAATGGGTCTATTACCACCGTATGAAATTGGTGTTTGTTAACGGCTGTTTTGATGTGTTGCATTGCGGACACATTCTGTTGTTAAAATATGCTCGCTCACTGGGAGATCGCTTGGTAGTTGCTATCGACAGCGATGCTAGAGTCCAGTTTTTAAAAGGAGCTTGTAGGCCCATCAACAGGGCAGAAGATCGTTGTCTCCTGCTGGAAAGCATTCGCTATGTTGATGAAACCCGTGTGTTCAACACAGAGCAAGAGCTTGTTGAGTTGACGGCACTGTTACAGCCTGACATAATGGTAGTAGGCAGCGATTACCAAAACAGAAAAGTAATTGGCGCAGAACATGCCAAGGAGACATTATTCTTTGACCGAATCCCCCACTACAGTACAACGCAAATCCTTGAAGGTTCTCCTCTTGGGAGAAAGCTGTTGTGACGAATATCACTATGGCGTTGTAAATCGAATTGCAGCTGAAGCTCCTGTTCCCATCCTAGACTATCAGGATGTTGAAAAACGTTCAGGTATGGCATCCAATGTGCGTAGCAATCTAATTGCTCTGGGTGCCAGTGTTGATTTCGTAACCAATCATCCCAGCCAACTTATCAAACGGCGGTTTGTGGACACGCGGAGTAACCAAATGCTCATGCGTCAAGACATTGAGTCGCACATCAGTCCTGCCACAGTGGACATCAGTCCAGGATATGATGCCTTGGTAATCTCTGACTACAACAAGGGCTTGATTGACTCAACCTATATCAAAGGAGTTTGTGAAACCTTTGAAGGACCCATTTTTGTTGACAGCAAGCGAACTGATCTCAGTGCATTTGAGAAAAGCTTCATCAAAGTCAATGAGTTTGAAGAAAAGGCGTTGCATCAGTTGCCAAAAAATCACCAATTGATTACAACACTGGGAAAACGTGGTGCCAAATGGAACAATCAGTTGTTCACTGCGCCAAGGGTTGATGTGTTTGATGTTACAGGGGCTGGCGATGTGTTCCTAGCCAGCTTGGTTTGGTTTTATATGGAAACAACTGACTTGCCCAGGAGTATCCATACAGCAGTGTATCTAGCCAGCCGGAGCGTGCAACATATGGGCATCTACACGCTTACACAAAAAGATATCCAAGCGGCAAAAGATTTTCAAAAAACACTGCCAGATTAGGCAGTTGGCATATAACTGCTGGCCAGCTTAGCTAGAGCTTTTTTGCCATCAAAAGCAGTGAGTATGAATCCGTCTCTGCTTGTATCAAGAGGGTCTGCGCCAAGTGCTGCTCTAGCCCACATGAGCCAAGGCAACACGTCAAGCCTGCTTAGTTGGAGTAGCACTATTTGCCCTTCGCGGTCCTCAGCCAACAGTGGAAACAATTCACCAATGGCTTCTTTTTCTTCTTGACTTAGCGGTAAGGGTTTTGGCTTCTTAACAACTTCAGGTTTTGGCTCTTGATGGGGTTTTTCCCACAGCTTCCACTCATTCCTAGTTAACTTTTTTAACCAAACGGCGATGATATCAAGGTTGTTCTTCTCTTCAATGTCATGGGGTCCCACAGCAATAAGAAACACTGCATCAGAGTATAGTTGATAGAGCACAATCACCTTGCCTCGGATAGCATGCCAACGTCTCACTCGAGGCTGCGATTGTTGTGAATTGGGGATTTTGAGCCGCTGTATATCGCCTGGGCCTGTGAGAGGCGTGTCTTTGGCATCATAAGGCACGTGGCTCAAGCCGCCCTTTTGCCAGTGAGCTAGCCACTCGTCAAAGTTTTTTTCAAAATCAGGAGTTTGAATAGCAGTTTGCCAATCTTTGTTCCAACGACTGCTGGCGTAAACTTCTCTAGGTTGGCCTTCTTGTTCCAGTAGGTCGCTTATTCTCATGCCTGTGTGAACGCCTTATGCACTCTTGTCACTCTCTGCAATTACCTTTTGAACTGCCTCAAGCTCTGCATCCTTCTCAGCCAAAATCGCCGGAAATGCACCTGCACGCTCAAAACTTTCCCGCAGCTGAGCCTGCTTCACACGCGCCTTGATTTGTTCAAACTTGCTGCGGTCCATTTGCCATCTCCTGTTTATCACATATTTAGTGAGCCCAATATAGTGAAAACCAAAATAGGCGTCAACCAAAAATTTTTAGATTTTCCTGTTGACAGGGTAGATGCCAATGTGTATGTTGCGGATGTGAACAACAAACACATGGAGCGGACAATGATCCTCACCGACGCTACTGCTATTGCTATCATCAACAATGACCTGGAAATCTCCGATATCCTGGGTTATGATGTGAGCGTGCCCGACAATGACTACGAGTGCCTCAGCCGCATGTTTGAAAACATGTGCCAGGACCGCTTTATGCATGCGGATGATGACAGTTGCGAGATTGAAAACCACATGTATGACGACATTGTGTCCGAGTATGGATACCTTGTGGATGAGGCAAAGCAGGCAGCTTAAAAACAGTTGATGCAGGGTTGTCTTGCTCTTGACATCCAAGGCAACCTTGCTATGCTGCCGGCAACAGAACACGATGCACATGAGGGCAAGATGAACTTGGTTGCCAAGACTGTTTGTGAATATGCCAATCAACGCACTGGTGTTGCCTGGGGCAAAAAGTGGCAGCTGACTGATCTTGATAGCAACAAGACCTATGGAGAACTGATGTGGAACAGCCTGTGGGGCACCCAAAAGTTCTGTGTCAGCATCCTTAACCCAGTTCATCCCGAGCTGGGGTTGCACAGCTATACCTTGTTTGAGGACAGGACAGTGGCGCTGAAGTGGGCACGGGAACAGATCGAAGGCTTGCCTAGTGTCACTTGTGAGCTCATTGATGCTGCTATCCAGCGTGTGAAGGACAGCCGCTACCAGGATGAGATGTCGGACGACTACGCCTACAGCAACGGCAAGGTGGCGCACTGGAACAAGCTACAACGTGAGCTGGAAAATCAACTGAAGACTTTGGTTTGACCACAAGACTGTATGGATCAACACAATGAGCATCTCCAAAGATGGCATCCACAACTGGAACTATCATGCCCATGTTCAGTGGTTGCGCAATGCCAACTTGGTAATGCAGCGTGTGGAACGAGACCCTGTGACTCCCAGCAACATTGTGGTGTTTTTTGAGAAGATTGTGGGTTGACAAGTTACCAATGCCTGCTATAATCCGCTCAGCAACGTAGGAAAGCCAAACATGAGCAATTCCGCTGTGTATCGATTCATCAACAAAAGCAACAACCGTGTAGACTACTTTGGCCATCCTGCTGAACTGGCAGATCATATGCTGGGCAAGAGGCTCAGCAACATCCTTGTGATCAAATCCGATGACAAGGGAGATAGGCTGGTAACGTTTGCCAGCCCTTACGTTGACACCATGGAAACTGCGCTGCGAGCAGCCTAAAAAAACTGGTTGACAGTGTCCCGCGTTGTGCTATAATGCGCGCATAAGCAAAAACGGAGCATACAAAATGTGCGGCAAGATTGATATGGTATGGACTCGCAAGGAACGTGCAGTTGTCCAGAAGGCTTACCCTGCTGGTAGTCACATTCCAGTAGCTCTTTGGCCCAGCACCAGCGGCCGAAGTGTGCAGGTAATTGTGCATGGACAGCGTGTAGATGAGGGCACTACAAAAATCCGGTGGGGCTATGCTGTAAACCGTATTGGTGACCTCTCTCTGCGCATTCGCTTGCCCAAGGAGCAAGTTGACATGTGTGCATATGTTGCTCTTAAGATCAACCAAGCTATTTGGGGCAAGAACATCAAGAATTATTATCAAATTTCAGCCAAAAATAGTGGTTGACAGCGCCTGCAAACGTGCTATAATGCCCACATAGACAGCGACACAGCAAGAGGACACTGCAACATGGTCAAGTTTGAGATAAACTGGGAAATGACTGCTCGTGGCACGCGGTTTGCGTTCCTGGACACTGACGAGGGCACCACGGGCCTCATTGTTGAGGATCAGGCCTACGACATGACCTACAGCAACGACGGCTACGGCGGCGGCTTCGACGCTGAAGTGGGCGGCTACACGCTGGGCGGGCAGGGCGACGATACGTGCGAGGTGTGGCAGGACGAGGACGGAGGCATTCTCAAGGCTGGCACAAGCGACGAGTGCTGGCATTGGGTGGTGGACCAGCTTGCTGGCAAGGGCGACGCTGAGCCCGAAACTGAGACCATGAACATGCGTTGGGACATGGATGCGATGGACAGGGGCGACACTCGCATTGTGCATGTGAGCGGGCGTGTGATGGAACTGGTGGGTGTGGAACTCCACAACGAGGGCAAGTGGCAGGCCCGGGACGGTGAGCGTTGCATTGCGCAGGGCACGTGGCGCCGCGAGGACTACAAGATTGTGATCAAGGACCAGGAGGGCAACCGCTTGGCTCGCTTTGACAGCGAGGATGCGCCGGGGCTGACGGACTGGGCTGAGAAGGTGCTGACCAACACCTGCCCGGTGTGATTTTTGGTTGACATCCCCTACAACCATGCTATAATGCGCACATAGACAGCAAGGAAGACCAATCATGCGAGTTTTTTGCATCCCGGCTGTGACTCTTGCAGACGCCTTGTGCAAGGCTGCGGCGCTGCATGGACCGCTCACCAGCAACTACAGTGTGAGCCTTTTGAACAATAGGCGTTGGCTGATCACCTGCGGCAGGGAGTAGGCCGTGGCACGCTATCACCTGTTCAAGGGCACTCGAGGGTATAACGGGCATGCCTATAGAGGGCCCAGCAGTGGCGGCGAGGTGGCAGAAGCCTCCACACTGGAGGAGGCAGAGGCTTGGCGCGGGCAGCTTCTGGAGAGAAATCCTGGGGTAGGCTGGGGCATCCGTGACACTCATACAGGCGAGGATATTCCTTTCAAGCCAGCTAACACTTGTTAACACACTGCCCATCCCTGCTATAGTGCCCACAGAGACAGCAAGTTAAACTTGAAATGGCTAATCCCAAGTCCACCAAGCAAGTGTCTTCCACCCATCTGGACCAGATCGCGCCCTACGGAAGCTAATCGGTCCCCGGGGCGGCTTTGGTTGACGATGCACAGACAGCATGCTATTGTGCCTGTGCAAGACAGGAGCAAGATATGTACTTCTACCTTTGGCTCGGATGCTTTGGCCTTTGGCTCGGTGGCGTTTTCATCGGCATTGCCATTGGCCTTAGTATGTAAAAACAGCGTTGGGGATGATCACCATGCCACCCTGGAGAATTTTGATGGGGAAGGGCCCAAAATTGGCGGCACAGGGCTACAAGAACCAGGCAGCTGGCGGCCGGCAAGAGTATTGCATTCAAGCCAACCAAAAGTGGTTGACACCTTCTGCAAAAGTGCTATAGTGCAGGGGTAGACAGCAATAAGGCTGATGATATGAGCTACTCTTATGCGGACGAGCTGATAAGTGATCTCCACAAAGATGCTTATGGATATCGTCCTCGCGGCGTGTATCTGCAGGACTGGAAGGACATGACTCCTGGCGAGAAGCAAGCCGAATGGGATCATCTCAGCCAGCTTGTGGGGGATGGTGAACAGGCCCGGAAGCTTGCCGAGGGCGAAGCTTACGATCATTGGTGCACGCACATTCTCCAGCTCACACTTGAACACGGTGTGAGTCATGCTCAAGCAGTCAAGCTTGACATGCGTGCACGCGGCGCTGACTCAGACATTGGTTACTATTGCTATCTTTTGGGACTGAGCTCAAGTGCAGAGAGTGAGATATCAGAGCTGTTGGAGGGGGTGTGATGCACTCTCCCCGAGAGCTTGATACTCTGTATGAGAACGTGCCGGACCACTTTCTCGAGCTTTATTTTCGAAGCTGGAACGGCTACGAAGAATATGGGCACATGGCGATTGTGCAGCACACTGGTACCAATCAGCTTTACATTCACCGTTGGAACTACAGTGTGATGGCTGAGGACAACACTATGAGGTGGGACCCTTGGGAGGTAACGGAAGAAGAGGCCATCCAGGAAATGCTGGAGTGGGACCAAGAGGTCGACGAGCACGAAGTTGGCTTTCAAGGTTGGTGATTGGTCTGCGGCACTGCAACCTGGCTATCTTAAACATGTTACGGAGAATAAGATGACAATCCTGGATTGGACCAGTCCCAAGAAGGTGATGACCACAGGAGAGCGAGCTCGCAATTACGGGTTCGATGGCGGCCCGCCAGGCGGTTACGTGCCCAACATGAGCGAAGATGATGCTGCCCAGTGGCGTGCCAAGCTGGTTGGCCACAAGTCAGGGCACCCGCAGGTGGAGATCCGCAAAACTGCCGGAGAAGCTCAGATCCTCCTCATCGTAAGCCTAGGCGATGGTTACAAATACAAGTATTACACTCCTGAGGGCACCAAGGGCATCAACGTCCACCTCAGCCTGAACGGGGCGGCGCAGATGTCCTTTCAGGAGATGGCTGAGATGGCCCAGGCGGTGGAAGAAGCCAAGGCTCACCTAATGGTATTTTTGGATTCCCAAATCGGTTGACAGGCACTGCCACCCTGCTATAATGCCCATATGAACAGAGAAGTTCGGAGCACTGAGATGAGCATTGCCAAAGAGACTCCTGCCCAGAAGCGTCGTCGGGAAAAGGAAGAACTGGAGATTGCCCAGCGTGAGAGTGAGCAGAAGTTTGAGGCGGAGAAATCAACTCGTCTCCTGCATGCCATGGCTCGTGCCCAAGGGCTAGGAGTTGAGGCGCAGGTGTTTTACCGCTACGAAGATGTGCTCATCTACCAGTTCGACTTCAGCCAAGTCAACCTGCCCAACAGCTTGGACACGTTTTGCGACACAGTGGCTGAACTCAGCGAGTGGATGATGGACAGCATCGAGAACCAGCTCAAGCTGGTTGAAGAAGCTCGTGACCGTGGCAAGCGGTTGGCAAATCTTAAGAAAGAAGTGCTGGCTCGCCTCACTGATGAGGAACGTGAGGCGCTGGGTGTTTGATTGCCTGTTGACGGGTGTTCAAAACCTGCCGTCCAGACTGCGTAAATCTCTTGACAACATACTTAAACAGTGCTAGTGTAGGCACATAACACAAAGGAATATCAAGATGTTCAATACCGATCACATGTGGACTGAACTGGCCCAAAACGGTCGCACCAATGTTGAGGTGCTGTCGCCCACTGGCAATGAGCTTCGTGAGCAGCTTCAGATGGAAGCTGATGCCGAAGGTGTTCGCCTGCGCATGGACCTCAAGCCCAACAAGATGGGCAGCTACACCGCCTACGTGTATCTGCGCAAGAACTGACAGCAAATAGCTTCCTAGATCAAAGGGCAGGCCATGCGTGCAATGAGAAACTTTCTCCTGGTGCTGTTTGCCATTATTTTTGTGGGCAACTTTGCCCTGTTTGGCGCATGTATCATGAGCGGCGATAAAAACAGCATGGCCTGTTGGCTCATCAGTGATCGTGTGGAAGTTGGCATTCAGCAGCGATAAGGAGTCACACAGTGAACACCGTTCAAGATTATCAGGGCAGCCCCAGTGAGCACTCACTCAAGAGTGCTACTCGCTGCATTGACATGAGCAAGGCCCTTGATTATCATGGCAGTCCTGGTGAGCACATTCTCAAGAGTGCTGCTCGCTGCATTGACATGAGCAAGACACAAGCCTGTGCGGTGCGACTGCATTTCAACGACGTTGAGCTGGTCATCGACCACACCATGACTGTGGATGAGATTGCCGAACGGTATGATCAGGAGCGTGTGTTGGCTGCCCAACGTTGGCGAGATAGTGATGCTGGGCGGCAAGTGATGCAGGAACTGGAAGATATCAGAGCAAGTCATCAAAGCCGGCATGACAAGCTCATGGCTGTGCTGTGGGACGTGGCAAGCGACGAGAGCAAGCTGATGGATTGGCTCTACGATTTCAGCGACGCCGCTGACCATGTGGGAGTAGAGGGCAAAGACTTTCAGCGAGTCAGCAGTGTGCTCGAGCTGCACGGGTATGTGGAAAATGACTGTGTGGGCTGGGACAAATGTCAGTTTGAAAATCCACGTGTCATGGCTCGCTACATTGCAGGGCAGGCGCTGAACTGCATGAAACGCATGAACATGGGACCACATCCTATGACACAAAGCTTTGTGGAAAAATACCATGCGCTGACAAAACTCATTGACAGCCGAGCTATCCCTGCTATACTGAGTCCGGAAGCAAGGAAACTGTGTGATGACTGACTCTGTATCTCGGTATCTCAGCACCTGGCAGGGCAACCGGCTGCTGGAAAAGCACAGCCTGGATGATGAAGGCACATGGCGAGTGCGTGGTGAAGATCCCAACCCTGACATGGGCGGGCATCATCATGAACCTGAGCTGGGTGTGTTTGAAGGTCGCTTGCGTGATATCATTGGGTATGCGGTACACCTGCCAGATTTCTACACTTGGGGAGCCGGTGGATCAATCGAACGCCATGTGCCCAAGCGGGTGATGAAGATCACGGCCCTCAGTGTGCGAGAACTGAATGAAAAGCGTGAGCGTATTCGAGCTCTAGAGGAAGAGAAGAGTCGGATCGAACGCGAAATCGCATCAATCAAGAACGAGATAGGAGAGTAACATGAGCAAGCTGGTTCCCGTTGCCCGGCACACGCCCACTGTGTTTGTGCGGAGTGATCTGGTGGTGAGTATGGAGATTGTGGACTATGGCTCACATGCAGAGCCACAAATTTCTCTCACCCTTGGCACAATGGTGAGTGAGCGGTTTGACTCTGTCTCTGGGGCTTCTGAAGCCGCGGTGCGCATCTGCAATGTGTGCAATGAGGCTAAGTGATGACTCCGTTTGATCCGTCCACTGAATGGACAGTGGTCTCACCAGGTGTGATTGAGCTACCTACCACCGGCATCACAATCCAACTCATGCCCAACTGGAGCACAGGTCATCGCTATCAAGTGATGTGGAACCATCGAGAAATCTCTCGCACTGCCACTCTTGACTTTGCCAAACTCGAGGCTCAACAATGGCTGAGAGAACTGTTGGCTATGGGAATGGAACCATGAGCACGCTTGGTGAACGCATGGTGGAGGCGGCGGCGCGGGCGATCTATCACGCCCATCTGCGCGAGGAAGCCACCCTATGGGATGATTTGGTAGCGGGCTACAGTGATAAGCCCGGCACGCTCGGGTATCGGGCGCTTCAACGTTGTCGTACCCAAGCCCGCGCTGCTCTCGCCGATGCCCTCGCTGTGGCGGATGGGGATAAGGTAGTGTTGACGAGAGTGCCAGATGACGTGACTGAAAGTGATGCCCCTAAGTGCATGGGGACGGTGGATGGACTGGCTTGGTCTTTGGGATACTACGCTTGCCGATGCATTACGCTAAAGGAGAGGGTGACGCTGTGAGCGAGTTTAGTGACGACTATGATCCCAGGAAGGATCCCACTATCTCGGCTGAACTCCTGCTAGAGTATGAGCGTGAGGAAGAGGCCTATGATGAGGCTCGCGGACGGTTCAATTCTGTTCTCAAAAAGATCCGAGCTCATCGACTCACGTCATTGACAGAGATGCCTGAGTGTTCTGAATGCAGTGCTGGCATTGTGCGCAACAAGTGTGCCCTAGAGCTAGATTACTATAGCTGCCCGCGGCATGAGCAGGTGGAAGACTATGGTGGCTCAGAAGCCCTCATGCGCCACTTCAAAATTGGCCGCTATCGAGAAGACCTTGGGAACAACGCAGCATGACCACAGTGTATCGAATTCGCCACAAGCCCACGGGCATGTATTTCTGTCCCAGCCGAGAGATCAAGATCAAGCTGGAGGGAGACAGCATTTGGCGGGCAAACGGTCGCTACATCAAAAGCAATCTCAGCAAGGACGGCAAGGCTTATGTGCGCCGGCCCACCGTCAAGCAGATTGGAGGCTATTACTATACTCATGTGGGTGTGACACATGTGGATGATCTCAACCACGGCGTCATGGGCGAATACCGAATGCTGCGAGTTGTTCCCGAAGAGTGGGAAATTGAAGCTGTTTAGTAAATGCACTCAACACACTTAGTTTGGAAGGAATGGAAGAATGGTGCTGAGAGCTGAGGCTGCCGCCAAACAGGACATGGCACGTCGAGAAAAACTTGAACACATTGTTGAGCTGCCACTCAAGATTCTGTATCTGCAGGCTCGAGCGCATGCGATAGAAGTAGGTGTCAGCGTCAAGTTCAACCACACTGGAATCAGTGTGGTGTTTGTTTTTGATGATGATGGTGGTGATTGGCTGGCGTTGTATGCGAGCACAAGTGCCCTGGCCAACAGCACGCCGGAAGAGGTTGCGGCTGTGGAAGCCCGACTCAATTTTATAGCAGCTGAACAAGCTGAGGCAACAAAGCGTCAAAAGTTGGCAGAGCAAGCTGCCAGCAAGCTCACAGCTGAAGAGCTTGAGGCATTGTTGCAGGAATACAAAATCCTATGACGCCTGAACAGAGAGCTCGCGAACTAGCACAATCAATTGATACCGAAGCACCTCGAATGCCCATGACTGTGTGGGACAGATTCATTCTCATAGCTGCACTAGCCTTGAGTGGCTACATGAGCTATCTGGTAATCACCAACATCTACAAATTTGTATCTGTATTGTTTGTGGGATAATGTGTGCCCGGTCCACAGTTGACCCAAGCGTCTACAGTCTCTATCCCTGTCCCTTCTGTGGAGAATCGGCTCGTCTAAACGAGTATTTTGACTACACCTACAATGATCCCTACGGCTACAGTGTGGAATGCGTGGACTGCGGATTGTGTCTTGACACTCATGACACTGCTGAAGATGCAATTGCGGAATGGAACACTCGCTCACCAACTGAACAGGAAACAGTGCTGGTCCGCCAACTGGAGTTAGCCCAAGCTCGTGTAAGGGAGTTGGAAAGCTGGCTGACCAAGGTGGCCATTGGCACATGGAACGACATTGACACGGTAGTCAGCCACGCACAAAAATTGAAAAATAGTGGTTGACACCAGCACAAAATATGTTATGTTGCTGGCACATTGTTTTGGAAAGGTCTAGCGTGATGAACACTCTTGCCTCTATGTGGAATCAGATGTTTGGTATTCGCGCAGAACTTATGCGCATCCAAACGAGCCTTGACAACCACCTGTTCTTTCTCTCCAATCGAGAGAAGGTTGTAGCCAGCACTCTTGAGCGTTTGAGCCAGGTGCGAGAGCGCAACCCTGATTCAGCTGATAGGCTAGCACGCCTGGAAGAGATTTTCCTGAGCCGCGTTACCAATGCCAAAAACATGAGCGAAGTGTCCTCCACCCTGGGCAAGCTCTTGAAGACCTTGGATCGCGAGCGGCTCGACTAAATCCCACTAGTTTGGGTTGACATAACCTACAAGTCTGCTATAGTCACCACACAACAGAGAACAAGGATACTCTAGTGCGTATCACCAACAACACACAGACTCTGGAGCGAGGCGGAGTAGGCGAAGAGACCACTTTCCGCATCAAGGCCAATGCTCGTGCATTCAGCATCCTGTCGAGTAATCTCTATGCTGACAAGATCAAGGCTGTGATCCGCGAGCTCTCTTGCAATGCCTGGGACAGCCATGTGGCTGCTGGCAAGCAGGACACACCTTTTGATGTGCATCTGCCCAACAGCATGGAGCCTTGGTTCTCTGTGACCGACTACGGCCTGGGTCTCAGTCATGAGCAGGTGATGGACCTATACACAACCTATTTCAGTTCCAGTAAGACCGAAAGCAACGACTATGTGGGTGCGCTGGGCCTGGGCAGCAAATCTCCCTTCGCCTACACAAATGGCTTTGATGTTGTAAGCACCTTCAATGGTGAGCAGCACAGCTATGCCATGTTCATCAATGAGGCAGGCGAGCCGAGTGTAGCCAAGCTGGGGGTGCAAAACACCACTGCGCCCAATGGTGTGATGGTGAAGCTGCCTGTGAAGCGTGACGACATGGGCAACTTTTGCCAGACGGCAGAGCAAGTGTTCATGTGGTTTACCAATCAGCCAGTGGTGTGTGGTAACAACAACTACAGGCAGCGATCCATCACTCGAACTCAAGAGGGAGATGGTTGGTATCTTCGAGACGAAGATCGCTATTATCGCAGCGGTGCTGTGGCACGGATGGGCAGTGTTGCCTATCCCATCAAAAGCAGCCAGCTCAACAATCGCTTCACTAGCCTGATCCATCTACCACTGGTGATTGAATTCAACATTGGTGAGCTGGATGTGGCTGCTAGCCGTGAAGAACTCAGCTACGATCCCACCACCATTGCTGTTCTCGAGAGCAAGCTGGACCAAGTGCTCCAGAACATTCGTGATGTGGTCAACAAGCAGTTTGAAGAAGCACCAACTCTTTGGGCAGCTCGGTGCCTCTACCACCAGCTGTGGCATCGAAACTATCACACGCGGGGTTTGATCCAAGTTTTGAACTCTGCTGGTGTCTATCCCAAGTGGCAGGGAGAGGATATTTCAGCAAATGATTTTTATGCCAAGACCCTTACTGAAAATCTTGCGGTTGTGTTGCACCATGTTCGAGACAGTGGGCGTCGAGAACAGGCCCGATACATCACAACCTCCAATGAAGTGACGTTTTTTCGGCAAGACTGCGTTGACACCACCAGCCGAGTTGGGCTTTGGCTAAAGGCTGAGCAAAAGGCAGGTCGACACCCGCGAGCCCATATCATCACCGGCGAAGATGATGTTGTTGCCCAAGTGCTGGCCCAACTGGGCAATCCTCCAATTCAAAGCGCCAAGAGCTTGACACGTGCTGAACGTGTGGTAATGAAGTTCAAGGGTGCAGTATGGGTTGGCCGCGCAAGCATTTGGGGTCGAGTGCGCAAGAGTGATAACTGGGGCAATGAGAAGGAGCTTACTACTTCGCAGGGGGGGCTATATGTGCAGATTGACGTACTGGACCCTGTAAGCCCAGATGGGCAGGACGTGGCCATGGGTGATCTAGTGCGTGGAATGGTTGGGCTTGGTATCATCAAGAGCGCAACTGAGATCTGGGGCATCAACAAAACCAATGTCAAGAAGATTGTTGGTGAGCCCAAGTGGATTGAGTTTACCAGCTGGGCTCACCAAGAGGTCCAGAAGTTTATTGACAACGGCAAGTGGAAGGACCGTGTGGTTGCCACTGGGTTGATCAACAGCTTTGTTCAGGCAGCTGGCAACAACCAATCCAATTGGCAGGTGTTTGCCAAGCATGAGAACGTGATTGGACGTATGGTACGCGAGTGGAATCAGCACACAGATGTGCTGAGCAAGGCCAAATCCAAGAACATGGATATTACTATACAGGATCTCACACTGGCAGCTCGTTCAATTGGTGTGGACATCAAGGGCATCCGGCCCGACACTGCCCATGTGGACCTATTGTTTGACGAGATCAAGGCCCGGTATCCTCTCATGCGCTTTGCGTTCGGACTACGCAACGAGCCGTTGACCCCCTTTGTGGAGTATGTGGAGTCAATTGACAAAAACTCTCCACAAAATAACACTTGACACTATTCCAACCTTATAATACATTCACTACTGTGAACAACCCGAAAGGAAACCTACAGTGAGCCTTCCTTATATCGCCGGACGTGACTTCCTTACTATCATGCACAACGGGGTAACCCATACTGTGCGTGAAGGCATGACCAACTACTTCAGCCTACGTGAAGCTGTTCGAGCCAAGGAGTGGGACCGTGTTCCTGATCTTCTTAGCCCAGCAAAGGCAGTTGAAACCTTTGGTGCTGGCACCATCAAAGTCGTGGATGGTGAAGTGCTGATGAATGGTCAGCCGCTGCACAATGCTGTGACCCAGCGCATTCTGGAAATGGTAAGCGATGGCTTTGATGCTGCGCCGCTGACCCGCTTCCTGGAGAAGCTGATGCAGAACCCCAGCCGAATTGCTGTTACTGAACTCTACGATTGGCTGGAGCGCACCAGCCTGCCCATTACTGAAGATGGTGACTTCCTGGCCTACAAGAAGGTGCGAGACGATTACGGCAGTTTTCATGACTATGGCAAGACCATGAACCGAGTGGGCGATAAGCCCAGCATGCCTCGCAATCAGGTGGATGACGTTCGGGACCGCACTTGCAGCTACGGACTCCACTTCTGCAGCCTCAGCTACCTCCCTTGCTATCACGGTGGTCAAGGGCGTGTGATGATCGTGAAGATCAACCCCGCTGATGTAGTGAGCATCCCAAGCGACTACGACTTTGCCAAAGGCCGGGCCTGCACATATGAGGTAATTAGTGAGCACACTGCTGGTGAGGATCGCGAAGCGTTCTCTTCTCCGGTGGTTTCCAACCAGGGTGAGCCAGTGAAGAACGCTCGCACCAACACCTCAACTGCACAGGCTACGGCTGTGCTGGGTGTGGAGTTTGGGAACGCTGCTCGTGCAAAGCTGGTACAAGGGCTGGTGGATCAGGTTTCTCAACGCTACAGCGCAGGTCAAACCCGCAACCCAGAACAGGGTCGTGTGGATGGCTTTGACGATGCCTGGGACAACCGTGCACCTGACCTTGGACGATACCAAGGTAATGTCACCCGTGAGGCAGTGGACTACGCTCGGAGTTATTTCGAAGGCTACGACAAGTGCCGTGGAAACTCCAGCACTGTGACCACACCAGCGCCAACGGCAACAGTGGCTGACACTGGAATTTCTGTCGAGGACTTTGAGTATGAAGACGAGATCCAGCAGGCAGAGATCATCCGAGTGCTGAGCATGCCTGTGGGTTACCGCAAGCATGGTTACGACAATGGGTGGGATGAAGGCAACGTTGCTGGATGTAACCATGGTAAGGTTGGGCACTTCAATCTCTATGGTGCAGAAGAGGGCGGAAAAGGGTATCGGCGAGGCTACATTGACGGTTACCTCACTGGCTTCAACTTTTAACAACACAAGCTGGGGGAAGCACCAAGCTTCCCCCACAACCTTTGAAAGGTCTCCCTTATGTTTGTTTGGGAATTTCTAGCAGTTGGGGCTCTGGGCTTTTGGCTGCTGCTGGTGCTGAGTGCCATTCTCATGAGTGAGATGCTGGACAACGATGCACCAGGTTGGGCAACCATTGTTGCTATCGTGACTATGGCTGTGTTGGTTGTGTTTGGTGGCTTAAACCCCATCTCATACCTAACTGCACATCCTGGTGAGATTGTGCTGGGAATTGCAGCTTACTTCTTTGCTGGTGCTGTGTGGAGTTTGGTCAAATGGTATTTTTGGCTGGTCAAGCTGCGTCGGCGAATTGATGCCGGCGAGACGCAAGAACGTGTGCTCTATACTGCAGGTGTGCGTCAGTTTCCTCCAAACCCTGGCGATCACAAAAGTCGGATCATTGGATGGATTGCACTTTGGCCTGCCAGCATGCTGTGGACCGTTATCAACGATCCGGTTCGGCGCGCTGCGGAAGAGATCTACGCTCGTCTAGGTGGCACTTATCAAAGGATCAGCAACCGGGTGTTTCAAGGCTACAACAAAAAGGACTAATCTAAGAGGATATTGTTAAAATGGGGATGAGCAATCATCCCCATCCTTTTTTGACCAGTCTCCTAATATTTTCACATAAAGGATACGCACAGCTACGCCCAGTAGTTTTTGAATTTGGGTGTGTAGGTCATGTGTTCGATCAAGAGCGAATACCAAAGACTTCTGTGTCTTGTCACCAAGTTCAACTAATACAATATAATAATACAAGGGCAGTCTCCCCTGGTGATTTAACCATATTGGCTATTTAAATTTTTCAAAAGCCGTGGAATTTCAATTTAAATATCCTGCAGGTTGCCAAGTGCAGCCTTCTCATTACATTGAAATTTCCATAGGCACTGATGACCCAATCCCTCTCTGAAGTTGATGCTACACAAATTGAAACTTGGCAACTGTTGGTGCCGCACATCAAAAAACCAATTCCCAGTTGTCCACGATACACTGAACGACTTCTGCAAGAAATAGAGCTCATTACAGAACAGAGATTTGCGCCGCATTTTTTGCGGGTCTTGGAAATTTTGAATCTCACAAAGGATTTGCCACACATTACTCGAGGAAGTGCTGGCAGCTCACTGGTATGCTATCTTTTGGGAATTACTAATGTGGATCCTGTTGAGCACAATATTCCCTTAGCACGATTTATCAACCCCTTGCGTGATGATTTGCCTGACGTTGACATAGATTTCAGCGCCAAGTTTCACAAAGAAGTATTGAATCGGATCTACGCCCACTGGCCTGGCCGTGCTGCTCGCCTCAGCAACTATGTGAAATACCAACAAAAGAGTGCTGAGAAAGAGGCACTCAAGAGGGTATGTGGTATCAAAGGCAAGCGTGTTAAAAACAACAAGCCCATTGAGTTGGTTCCTGATCATCAAAAAGCCGAATGGAAAAAACTCACCAATAGGCTGATAGGCAAAAAGAAAAGTATTTCAAAACACCCTGGTGGTGTAGTGGTTTTTGAACAACCCCCAGCACCAAGTTTGGTGTTAAAAAAAGACAACCAAATCTTACTTGACAAATATGAGGTGGAAGACCTTGCACTTTTGAAGGTGGATGTGCTCAGCAACAGAGGGCTAAGTGTGCTGTGGGACTGTGACAAAAAGGGTGCATTTGACTATCCATTGGATTGTGATCTCACATTTGACATGCTCAGCGGAGGCGACAGCATTGGGGTTGTGCAAGGCGAAAGTCCTGTTATGCGACGCACCCTCAAGGGTTTGAGGCCCAGTTGTGTGAGCGATCTCACACTAGCTACAGCACTTATTCGGCCAGCAGCACTTACTGGGCGTCAAAAAGGTGTGTTTTTTCGAGAGTGGATTGGACACAACGGGAGGCCCGGAAAACTGCAACACAAAGGTGGTTTGATCTTTGATGAAGATGCTATTGAACTCATCTGCGATATTTTGAAATGCAACCCTTTTGAAGCTGATATGTATCGTAGAGGCTTTGTGAAGAAAAACGAAGAAATGATGTTTGATTTCATTGGGAAAATTGGTGAGAATCCGCAGAAAACTGAGATTTTGAAGCTGTTGTCAAACATGGATGGATTTGGTTTATGCAAGGCACACAGCATCAACCTAGCTCATCTCATCTACGCACAAGCTTATGAGAAACAGCATCACCCCAAGAGATTTTGGCTAGCTGTTCTTCAAAACGCTTGCAGCATGTATCGTCCTTGGGTGCACATTGAGGGTGCTAAAAAAGTTGGTTGGAAAATTGAAGGCAAGGGTCGACCTTGGAAGGTTGATGGTGATACTCTCTACAATGATCTGTGGACAGTGCCACTTTTTGAAAGCCACATTGATCAAATGGCCAAAATGGGATTTTGGACACACAGCAGTTGGATGCCTGGCTGCTATTACCAAGAGTTTGGTGACACTGTTACACTTTGTGGGCTGGTAGCTGCACACAGATGCTATCACAAGGGCAGTGGTGAGTTTGTGACATTTTGTACGCTGGGCGTGGGGCCTGGTCAATTTGCTGAGGTTGTGTTGCCTGGTATGGTGGGTTTGAAAAACAAATCTGTGGTTGACTTGGTGGGAAAGCTGAACATTATCAATGGTGTTGCCAGCATAACTGCACAAAAATTCAACACATATACCATTTGGGAACATGCCAAAAATTTAGGTTGACTGGTTCTTCAACTCTGCTATAACTACGCGATGAAGCAGAGGAGAGCAATAGTGAACAAATCTCACAAGCTGGTGGCTACAGCCCCTCGCAAGCCTCGCCGAGCAATGGAGCTGTTCTCTGACGCGAGGTTTCAGCCGCGTGTAGTGAAATCCAAGCGTGCTTACACCCGCCGGCCCCGCAACAACCGTAACCTGGACCAGTAGGAACAACTACCATGAGTGAGTGGCAGGATTTTGATGTTCACTACAACGATGAAGAGCAGGAAGGAGAGGGCCGATGCCCACGTGTGGCAATGTTCCCTCATGTGCGTCCCAAGGGCATTGTAGGTGGCAATCGACAGGTCACCAACCTTGAACGTATCTGGATCACTTTCGACTACCCCTTGAGCCAGCCCTCCACACGCCAGTTTTTCAATGATGGTGGCTGGACCCTTTATGACTTCTACCGGGCAGTATATGAGGGCTATGTGAAGATCTATGCGGAGGAAGAAGGTGCTGCTGGTGATCCTGGCTTGATCCCAGGCATGCTGAACCGAGCTCGCAGCGAAGGACCGCATGGCATTTGGGGGCATGGCATCGAGGATCTGTTCCTTGAAGGTTACCAGGAAGTGGCACCTGGAGAGTTCAAGCTGGGCATGGGCAGCTGACTCTGATTTGGCATAGGCAATTTTGCTCCATATAATCTTGGGAGCAAACAAAGGAGTTGCCTATGCCGCCACTAGCTGGAAAAGTGTTGCCCAGTCTTGAAGATCACAATGTGTATCTTTTCATGGAGTCATTTGAGGACAAAACTGTTCGACCCGTTATTGAGTTCATTCTACGAAAAAATCTCTTGCCCAACAAAGAGCGTCCCCCGCATCTCACAATCATTATTTGCAGCCCAGGTGGAGAGATGCCGTCTGCCTTTGCACTGATTGATGTAATCAAAGGCAGCACTATTCCAATTCACACTGTTGGCCTCGGCCAAATTGCCAGTTGCGGCCTTCTCCTATTTATGAGTGGAGCCAAAGGGCATCGAGTCATTACCCCTAGCACCAGCATCATGAGTCATCAATACTCTTGGGGGCAAGGTGGGAAACATCACGAACTCTTGTCAACAGTCAAGGAGTTTGAACTCACTGGCAAACGAATGATCGAATTGTATCGGCATTGTACTGGTCTGGATGAGAAAACAATTCGCAAATTACTGCTGCCGGCCAGCGACGTTTGGCTCACTCCTGAAGAGGCAGTCAATTACGGTATTGCTGACGAGATCAAAGAGACTTTTTGATTATTTTTCTGGATTGGGCAACCGGGCCACACGGTCTAAATCATTGCCCATTCTCTGCAAGTTGAGATTTTTCAAACGGCTCATCAAGGTCAAGGCGATGGGATCTTTCACACTGTCTGAGCTGGCTTTGATGTAGTCGTCCAAGCTGTTTAAGAGATCAGCTACAGTTTTGATTGCAGGGTAATCTGGTGGTAGTTTGAACTGAGCTGCCTCTCTACCATAGTTGACTTGTCCTTGCTGAATCATCCGATCCACTTGGGTCTCGCCTTCATAGGCTTCAAGAACAACCTTGCGCCAAAGTTGGATATCTTCTTTCATATATCTATTTACCAACGGGCGTTCTTGTCAAAACCAGCGTCCTCTAGATCCTTTTGGCAATCAAACATAGCACTTTTGCCTTGGCCGGCATATTTGGCCAATATGTCTTGCACAGTAGAGGCAGGATCTTGGTAATAGTTGGCAAACGTTACCATATTTGCAATCAGTGTTCGCAACAGTGGCAGCTCTGGATCATAGGAGAGCCTCAACTCTCCTGGTATAACTTTTGGTAAGCCTTCCAAACTCTTCAATGGGTTGTCGGCACAGAAAAAGTCATCCCCTACAGTTTCGGGCGCCCCTATGAGGTTGTGTAACCCGTTGTCACTACAATAAAATCCCCCGCCCACAGAGTTTGGTGCCCCCGCAAGACTAGTGAGATTACAATGGTTACACCAATAGTTGCCGCCTACTGTTTGTGGTCCACCACGCAATCCTTTTTCTCCAAGTGGATTGCTGTCTACGTCAAATTCACGATGCACAATTTGTGGGCTGCCCTTCAAACTCCACAGGTTTTTGTCAACGGCTTTGAAATTGTAGACTGTTCCAAAACGCACAGGTAGTTCTTGAAAGGCTGGTGCAGGGTTGATCATTTTCACACCATCTGCACTGTTGAACAACCCCTCCTTGTCAATGTTGTCAACTGAGATGTTGATACCTATGAAATACATCTTAAATCGCAGTAGTAACTTATCTTTATCTACCATCTGGCATTCCCTTCAAATCCAGCATCTTCCAAGTCTTTTTGGCAGTCAAACATTGCTCGTTTGCCTTGCCCTGCATATTTGACTAAGATTTTTTCCAATTCCACTTGATCTGGATTGGGCCAAATTTTCTGGGCTACCAGTGTGCGCAACAAGGGAAGAGTGGGTGTATAATCAAACTCTACACCGAGCCCCCCAATATGTGATGCTAGCCCATCTAAATTTTCCAATGGATTCTTAGTCACAAGATAATAGGTTCCCACATAGTCAGGTCCGCCAGTTAAGGTGGTTAAGTTGTTGTTTTTGACAGAGAATGCCTTTCCAACCCAATATGGGGAACCTTCGAGCGTTGTGAGTCCAAGATCAACCGCTTGAAAGTTACCAGTGATTTTACCAAACACCAGAGGAAGTGTTTTGTGGCTTCTCCTCCCAAACAGTCGATGCAAGTCAATGTCACCAGAGATGTCAACTCTATTTTCGCTATCTAGTGAGATGGAGTTAAGGGCAAGTGTTGGGGCATAATCACGGAGTATTTGTTTAGCTTCTTGCAGACTGCTTGCTTTATCTACCATCTTGCATTCTCCTCAAAGCCAGCGTCCTCTAGATCCTTTTGGCAATCAAACAGGGCTCGTTTTCCTTGGCCGGTATATTTGTTGAGTATGAGTTCCACGTCCTTCATCTTCTCTCCATTATCGGGATTGATAAGCTGTATTTCGTTCACAGTCAAAAGGCCCAACAAGGGTAAATGTGGTTTCCAAGTGATTACCACAGTGTTTACATGTGCAGGAGTATTACGAAAATGTTCAAAAGGGTTTTCAGTGGCCCAAATATAATTTGTGGGTGGACAAGACTCTAGACTGGTCAACAGATTTTTATTACACACTAACTCATATAAGACAGGTGGACAATATTTCAAGCTCACTAACTGATTGTTGCTGCAATCAAAATTTTGAGTTTCTTTGGGTGCGTATTGTAGGGAAGTTAACTGATTATCTTCACAATGGAAGTCTCCTTGGACAACAAGTGGACAGCCTTCTAAGCTCTTCAATCCCATTCCCGAAACAATGAAATCATAATGAGCTATCTTGAATTTGATAGGTAGTTTTCCAGTGGCAAATGACCGAACAGCCCCAGCAGAGGAATATAATTCCACCCAACCATGGTCATCAACATTGTAATCGTCGTTATCAAGTGGTCGTTCAGAATAAGTGGTCTTGAAATGCCTTGTGAGTATTTTGGCTGTGTTGTATTTGTCTACCATCTGGCATTTCCCCCAAACCCTGCATCTTCCAGTTCTTTTTGGCAATCGAACATTGCTCGTTTTCCCTGTCCCTGGTAACGAAACATTATGTTGTTCACCGCATCACGTGCTGCTTCTATCTCAAGAGTTGGCTCACTTGGCAGTCGCAAAACTAGTCCCAATTTGGCCACCAGTGTTCTAAGTAATGGCAGTTTAGGATCATAGGTGAGTTCTATCCAACCCCCAATCTCTGTGCTCAAGCCCTCGAGACTCTTCAATGGATTTCTTTCCAAACTCAAGTTACCCCCAACCTTACTGGGCATGCCCGCCAAGCTTTGGATTTGATTGTTGTGGGCCCAAAGATTGCCGCCTACCTCAGCGGGCGAATTCTGGAAGCTCTTGAGATTGCTGTTAGCCAAATACAAATGTCCAGCTATTGAGCTAAATTTGAAAGGCAAGTGAGATATGGCCCGGCCAGCATTTACATTACCGTAAGCTACAATTGTTCCATCATCGCAAATACGGTATTCGCCATCCATTGATAGGAATCTCTCAAGCTTTTCTTTTATTTCTCGTTTGTTTACCATCGGGCATTTCCTTCAAAACCCGCATCCTCTAGATCTTTTTGGCAGTCAAACAGGGCTTGTTTTCCTTTGCCAGCATAATTATTCAGGATGTTTTCAACTGCCTGAGATTCATCAGGTAAATCGTCACTGTACAACCATACTTTTTGTGCTACCAAGAGTCTCAGCAGTCCCATATTTGGCATGTAAGTAAGTTTCACTGTTCTTCCCACACTGCTGGGAAATCCTTCAAGACTTTCCAAATAGGGCATGTCATATATTTGAACGTCGCGGTCCACAGTGTTTGGTCCTCCTTTAAGATTTGTGAGGGAGGTGCCTTTTATCACTAAATCTCTACTCACATAATCAAATGTGCCGCCCAGATCCTTTATATTAGGACAATCAAAGATCTCTAGATCTCTACCAATATAACTGGGCGCACCCTCAAAGGTTCTCACAAGTGATCTGTCTAAGCGAACATCACCACCTACAGATTTGATCTCCCACGCAAATTCAAGAACATCTCGCCTGATGTGAAGGCTTCCAGCTATCCCACCTTTTGCTTTCACACTCACGGTGTGTTCGTTATGAAATTCCAGTTCGCCATTCCAGGAAAAATCTTCTGTAAATGTTTCAGTAAGTTCTTGGATTTTTCTTGGGTCAGTTACCATCTTGCATTTCCTTCAAATCCCTCATCTTCCAATTCTTTTTGGCATTCAAACAAGGCACGCTTGCCTTGACCGTGGTATTTGTTTAAAATTTTTTCTACTTGTGCTGCATTGTCTTGATCTTCCGTAGTCATTTGATTTGCCCACAATGCTACGCCTTGTTTAGCCAATAGCGTGCGCAACAATGGTAGATTGGGTGTCCAGTCGAGGCTTACAAATTCTCCCAATTCAGTGGGGAATCCATCCAATGTTTTCAACTGTGGGTTACTACGCAGACGCAAATAACCCCCAATTTTTTGAGTACAACCAACAAGACTTGTTAACTTATTACCAGTTAAGTTCAACAACCCAGTAATCTCAGTTGGCATTCCCTTAAGAGATGTCAACTCACAGTAGGATAGGCGAAAGTCGCCATCAATGCGCCCAAATTGCACAGGCAGCTCACCATTTGGAAAATCCTCTCCTCGTATTTGTGCTTCGACACTGCTGGCGACGTTGACTACACCATTGATAGTGACTTCAACACTTTCACTGTCATTTGCCAAAAACCACTTGTTGAATATTTTGTGAATCTGTTCTCTATCTACCATCTTGCATTCTCCGCAAATCCTGCATCTTCCAAGTCCTTTTGGCAGTCAAATAGGGCTCGTTTGCCTTGCCCTCCGTAGCGATTGAGAATTACTTCAGCTGTTTTGTGCTTCCCATCTTTGGGATACAGTTGAATCTCTTTTGCGAGCAAACAACGAAGCAGTGGCAAAGTGGAGCTATAGGAGAGATGTAAGATTCCAGGTATGGTTGGCAAGCCTTCAAGTGTGGTGAGCTGGTTGTTGTGGCAGTTGAAACTACCACCAATTGAAGTGGGCGCACCTTCAAGTGTGGTGAGCTGGTTGTTGGAGCAATCGTAATGACGACCAACTGAAGTGGGCCCACCTTCAAGTGTGGTGAGCTGGTTGTTATAGCACAATAAACTACCACCAACTGAAGTGGGCCCACCTTCAAGTGTGGTGAGCTGGTTGTTGTGGCACAAGAAATCACCACCAACTGAAGTGGGCCCACCTTCAAGTGTGGTGAGCTGGTTGTTGTGGCACCAGAAACCACCACCAACTGAAGTGGGTGCACCTTGGAGTGTAGTGAGCTGGTTGTTGTAGCACAAGAAACCACCACCAACTGAAATGGGCCCACCTTCAAGTGTGGTGAGCTGGTTGTTGCCGCACTTGAAACTACCACCAACCTTATCAAAAGCAACAGGCAATCTCTTCAACTTCTTTTTAGGAGTTACCATACCTGTACAACTAACCAATCCCTTATCATCAATGGTTATTGAACCAGTTGTTTTGAAATATTTTTCCAACAAAGCCATTACTTCTTTTTTGTCTACCATCTTGCATTCTCCTCAAAGCCAGCGTCCTCTAGATCTTTTTGGCAATCAAACATTGCTCGTTTGCCTTGCCCTCCGTAGCGATTGAGAATTACTTCAGCTGTTTTGTGCTTTCCATGCAGAGGATACAGTTGAATCTCTTTTGCCAACAAGCAACGAAGCAGTGGCAAGGTGGGGCTGTAGGAGAGATGTAAGGTTCCAGGTACAGTTGGCAAGCCTTCAAGTGTGGTGAGCTGCTGGTTGCTGCACGAGAAATTACCACCAACTGAAGTGGGTGCACCTTCAAGTGTGGTGAGCTGGTTGTTGTCGCACCAGAAACTACCACCAACTGAAGTGGGTGCACCTTCAAGTGTGGTGAGCTGGTTGATGTGGCAGAAGAAACCACCACCAACTGAAGTGGGTGCACCTTCAAGTGTGGTGAGCTGGTTGTTGTCGCACCAGAAACTACCACCAACTGAAGTGGGCCCACCTTCAAGTGTAGTGAGCTGGTTGAGGCTGCACAAGAAATCACCACCAACTGAAGTGGGCCCACCTTCAAGTGTGGTGAGCTGGTTGTTGGAGCAATCGTAATGACGACCAACTGAAGTGGGCCCACCTTCAAGTGTGGTGAGCTGGTTGAGGCTGCATAAGAAACCACCACCAACTGAAGTGGGTGCACCTTGGAGTGTGGTGAGCTGGTTGATGTGGCAGAAGAAACTACCACCAACTGAAGTGGGTGCACCTTCAAGTGTGGTGAGCTGGTTGTTGTCGCACTTGAAATCACCACCAACCTTATCAAAAGCAACAGGCAATCTCTTCAACTTCTTTTTAGGAGTTACCATACCTGTACAACTAACCAATCCCTTATCGTCAATGGTTATTGAACCAGTTGTTTTGAAATTAGCTTTCAACAAAGCCATTACTTCTTTTTTGTCTACCATCTGGCATTTCCTTCAAATCCAGCATCTTCTAAGTCTTTTTGGCATTCAAACAAGTATCGTATGCCGTTTCCTGCGTATCGATTGAGAATTTTTTCAGCTGTTTTGTGCTTCCCATTCTCAGGATACAGTTGAATCTCTTTTGCGAGCAAACAACGAAGCAGTGGCAAAGTGGAGCTATAGGAGAGATGTAAGATTCCAGGTATGGTTGGCATTCCTTCAAGTGTGGTGAGCTGGTTGTTGTGGCAGTCGAAACTACCACCAATTGAAGTGGGCGCACCTTCAAGTGTAGTGAGCTGGTTGTTGGAGCAATCGTAATGACGACCAACTGAAGTGGGCCCACCTTCAAGTGTGGTGAGCTGGTTGTTATAGCACAATAAACTACCACCAACTGAAATGGGCCCACCTTCAAGTGTGGTGAGCTGGTTGTTGTGGCACAAGAAATCACCACCAACTGAAGTGGGTGCACCTTCAAGTGTGGTGAGCTGCTGGTCGCTGCACGAGAAACTACCACCAACTGAAGTGGGTGC